CAATTTATGGTAAGGATGCAGTCAGCGAGGTGGCAAAAATTGTCCAGAAAATCGCTGGCAAGCGTTCCACCAAAAAGGATGACAAGGGCAACCGTGTCGATGGTGACAAGTGGATTGGCGGCATGGAATGGGAAGATATTGACGCCCTGTTCGGTGTCGGTGTCGGCGGTGAATTGCCAGTAGTCGGTGCGCTGGCTGATGCTCTGCGGTTACGTTCCGAAATGGAAAAGGCCGCATCTGAGGCCGCACAAGCCGCTGGCGATACTGAGGCTGACGCAACCGCCGCTATCAATGAGATGGTCGAGCAGTTTGCTGAAGCATCCTAACCAAACAGGGGGGGGCAACACTGCCCCCCATTTTGTATCACACTACAAATTTGGGAGTTGAAATGATGATAGTTGAGCCTACCAGAATGCAACTTTGGCATGAGCATTGCGATGATGTCGCTGGCTTATGGGAGCCGCTCTCTTGGGAAAGTTTCAAGCGAGTGCATGGCAAGCATTCACGCGATAAAGACTGGGTAAAGTGCATAGAGGATGCCGCCAAGATATCGCACAAATTTCACTGCAAAAAACACACACAAAATCAGGAGTAGTTATCATGAAATTATCACAAGCATTCGCCCTCATCGAGGCTTCTTATCAGTCACAAACTAGCGGCAATGCGCTGGAAAGTGTCGTTCTGTCCTATATGTCAAGCCCTGGGCAGGGCAAGACCTCTATCGTTCATCAGTTTGTTGAAAGCAAAAGACAGGACAATGAAAACTTTGGTCTTGTTATCCTGTCGCTGGCTCAATATGACGCTGGCGAGATTGCTGGCTGGCTTGTCGAACAGGCTGGTCAGATGGTCAGGCTTCGCCCTGAGTGGATGCCTAGCCAAGGCGAGGGCGTTATCTTCATCGATGAGTGGCCTCAAGCCCCTGTTGCCAACCAGAACATCATGGCTCAGTTGGTTAATGAACGCCGCATTGGTGAGCATTCACTGCCTGATGGCTGGTCTATCGTATGTGCTGGCAACCGTATGTCAGACAGGGCAGGCACTAACCAGATACCTTCGCATCTGCGTGACCGCCTGACATTTGTAAATGTCGATTTTGACCTAGACGAATTTGTGGCTCACGCAAACAAGAAGGGCATCAGCCCAGTCCTCAAGGGCTTGGCACGTTTCCGCCCTGAGTTATTCAACCAGTTCGACAAGGACGCTATGGCGTTTGGTTCGCCGCGCTCATGGTTCAAGGTTGATGAAATCTGCAAGTGGGGTCTGGATACAGTCGTTGAGATGGAAGCTGTCGCTGGTCAGGTTGGTGAGGGCAACGCCGCCGAATATTACGGCTACAAAAAAGTGTTCGACACTTGCCCCGACATCGACAAGGAAATCATCGGCAACCCATCGGGTGCGCCTATCCCTGACGAGCCGTCTGTCCTGTATGCAGTCTGCGCGGCTATCGCTGACCGCATCAACCCATCCAATGTTGAGCCTTGCATGGCTTACCTTGCACGATTACCACATCAGGAGTTCGCGGTATTCACAATCAAGGACGCATTCACACGCGACAATAAGCTGGTGACTAATGCAAAGTTTCGCCAGTTTATGTTGGACAACTGCCGCGAGTTGATGCCGAAACGCTAACAATCTGGGGGGTGCATTTTGTACCCCCCTACAAATTTGGGAGTTACACAATGGACGCACAGAAAAAAATCGCTATCTGCCGCACAAAGCTGATGTTACAGCATCCCTTCTTCGGGTCTATGGCTATGTCTTGCGGTATGAAACAGGATGATGACCACGACACAATGTACACTGATGGCAAGGACATTGGCTATTCATCTGCCTTTGTTGATGCTCACACTGTCGAGGAAATCATGGGTGTTGTCGCTCATGAGATTGCTCACATATTTATGGGGCATCATATCCGCATGGGCAAACGTGACCATGAGCAGTGGAACATTGCTTGCGATTATGCAATCAACGGCTGGCTGACCGATAGCGGCATGGTACTGCCGCAAGGTGGTTTGATTGACCCACAATATACTGGGATGACCGCAGAAAAGATTTACGACCTGTTACCACCGCAACCACCAGAAGGCGGCGAGGGCGGCGGCTGGGGTGAGGTCAAACAGCAAAAGAACGCTGACGGCTCTGACCTATCACAAGGTCAGGTCAAGCAGGAACAGGCAAGCATCAAGCAACGTGCCATGATGGCGGCGAATGCGGCAAAATCTGTTGGCAAACTGCCAGCCGCTATTGAGGAGATTATTGCCAAGATGCGGCGCGTCACTGTCGATTGGGGTGACGTTGTGCGGCGGTTCGCTGGCGGTGATCAGCCAGATGATTACACCTTCTCACGCCCTCAGAAAAAGTATTGGACGCAACAGCGCATCTGGTATCCATCTGTCAAAAAGCTAGGCGTTGGTGACTGGGTGATTGCACCTGATACATCAGGCTCTATGTCTGGTCAGGAATTGGAGATGGCACTAGGCGTTATCAATCAGGCTATTGAGGACTACCAGCCTGAGAGTGTCACCATCATAACATGGTCAGGCGGTTGCACTCGTCACACTACACTAGCCAAGGGTGAGACAATGCCCCAGCTAGACTGTGATGACAGGGGCGGTACTAATGTAGAGCCTTTGTTCCGCTATGTCAGAGACAACCAAATAGGATGCGACAAGATGTTTGTCGTATCTGATATGGGCATTTGGGATTACCCAGACACGGTGCCTGACTACCCAGTGCTATGGCTATCTACTGCACCTGATAGCCGCTTCGCTAAGACACCGCCCTTCGGGGATATCGCAGTAATAGAGGAAGCCGCCTAGTGCGGCTTTCTAATTTTGTATCACACTACAAATTGGGAGTAATAAAATGGACGCAGTAAAAAATTACAAAATGATGGAACTGGCAAAAAAGCAGATGCTTGATACCTGCGATGCTTGGGGCGTTCCTCATAAAATGGCTAAGGATATCAGGATAGCCAGCCGCCATAACTTAGATGGACTGAAAGATTATTTCGATACAGAAACATCTCAAGGCTTTAAGGTGTATGGTGCGTTTTATGATTATGTAGATGACCTCATGGGCGCGATAAGTTCATACAGGAACAGCCGTTCATTGCGTGAAACTTACAACCCTATGGGCAAGCACAAGGTCTTAACAAAAGACCAAGCAAGAAGTACACTTGGGGAGTTTTTCCCTCGCTCAAATACTGATGTTCACATTGCCACTTCTTCTAAAGAAGTAGGCACAGAACAGAACAACCCCAAAAGCAGTTGGAACAAATCAACTGATATAATAGTCAGCATTTCTTGGTATCGTGCAGTGTTTCAGCGTGGCCTTGCCATTATCAATTCATCCAAGGGCAAGAGGTTTGTTCTATCCGCAAAGCCTATTGACGTAAAATATTGTCAAGAGGAAGGGATGACCGTCTACAGGGTGACTGCTGTAGCATTCAAGAATGGACTGGGTACGTCAGAGATAGGCTACCTATGCACATACGGCGATACGTCACAACACAACCCAGCAGTCGCAACCGCTGATGGCAAGGACGCTATCCCACACTCATACAGCGACACCGTGACCAAGGCCTACAAGCTGTTACGTCAACGTGCGGTTCGTAATATGACCAAGATGTTCAACACCTAATATAATGATGATGAGGAGAAAATCATGAAAAATAAAAATGGCAACAAATTCAAGAAACCCAAACTAAACACCCCATCTGATTGGCCTCGTCCTTGGGATGAAGTAAATGAAGGTGATTGGGTAATTTTCTGTTTTTACATCCTTAGATGGAAAACATTTAACCGTCCCGATGCATTCAATATATATGGGTTTTCCAGCGGACGATACAATAGGGTTTGGTGGGGCAAAAAAGTTTTGCATTATCGCTTCAAAATTAGACGAATTATAAAGAATGAAACGTGATTACAGAGGGGCGGCAGTTGCCGCCCTTCTTTTCATGATAGTTGTAGATGCTGGCATAGACGCTGGCGAGGATTACAAAAGGAGAAATTTGTATGGTAGTACAAAAACCACTGGTTAATTGCATCGGTCAAGTCCAAGAGGATATCGACAATGCAAATCACGCTGTTACCATTATATGGGGTACAGATAGAGATAAGTCTGAAACATACGCTTTCAATACAGAAGCAGATAAAGAAATGTTTTTGTTGGGAGTTGACGCTTCTAATGGCTGGTTAGAATATGAAATAGAAGGGGAAGATGATGAATGATTTAGTTTGGATTGTTTTAATTATTGGTTCATCAGTCGGCATGGTCGGCTGGTGTTGTTTTGTAATGGATGTATGGAAGGAGATGAAACGCGATGTCACTAGTAAAACTAACTCTCACTAAGGGTGAGGCTTGCGCGGTTGGTGTAGCACTCGACAATTTAGTTGAACAGCTTACCCAGCCATATGATTATGACAACAGGGAAAAGTTAATTGAAACCCTGAATGCTCAAAAAACTTTGGAAGAGGCTGTTGACGATGCAGAAGAAAACACAAATCTCGTTTACTTCTAAAGAGGTAAACGCCTTGTTGCTTGCCCTTAATTCTTTCTACAATCAAAAGATGCATGAAGATAAGGTGGCAGATAAGTCTGTCACCCATGCAGTATCGGCTGGCAAAAAGCTAAAGATGATTGCAAAGCTACACAAACAAAGGGAGATGCACTGATGATTAGTTGGCATAACGCACCATCCTATCGATACAACGGCTATCGTTATATGCCAGAGATCGATGAGGACGATGAGGGGATCCGCAAGGCTTGGCATTATGTTTATAAGGTTGAAGATGTGGACGTTAACGACAGCCCCATAACACACAAGGGCATGACCACACCTTCATTTCACCTTGACCACACGCCTTATCACTGGCTTACTTATGATGAGTTTACATATCATATTGATATGCTCACAGGGAGAATGTACGATGAGAGATAAAGTTTTTTGGGGGTTTGTATTTATTCTTGGCCTTCTAATGATGATGGCTGGTATTGGGTGGTTAGAGAACCCGCACAACAATCTTATAACAGGTGTGATAATTATGTACTCAGGAACATTTGTTTTGTTTGTTGGCGCTGTTAAACTTACAAGAAGGGAGCGTAAACATGGGCGAGTTAACCTTCGATAAGGCAAAAGAGTCTTACATATTTGAGTGCCAAAAGGTGGGCCTTGTTCCCCTTCATGTCACCACAATGGTTTATGACAAGTATAGCGAAAAATACACGCTATCGAACTCAGAAAATGGTGACTTCGCAGACCTTGAACCGAATGGTCGGGTATGCGCTATGCACTGGAACACAACCAGATAATCCACTGCCAGAGTGTGAGGGCTTAATGGGTAAGCCTCAAGGTTGGTGCGGTGGCAGTGGGTTTTCCTCCCTGACCGCATCAACCACCCATAGAATAAGGGGCTGGTTTTTACGCCAGCCCCTTTGTCGTGGAAGGGAACAACTTTCCTGTTCCCCTTATATTTATATCATACTACAAATTTAATCAAGCGTTGTGTTGCCCTTTTCAAAACATTCTATTGTTGCCGCCGCATAGCCAGCTTTATCCACCCAGCTATCGTAGTGGTCAGGCGTTTCAATCAAACGTGCTGTCTTTACCAAATCCATACACAACCCCACCTCATGCGGCTGTACTTCTACGCCCAAAACAACAGACCAAAGTTTAGCTATGCGCGTAAAGTTATCCAAGGGCGTTCCATAGTTCTCACCCCTATCATTAATCGCGCTCTGAGCCTCACTGAGCATCATTACACCCCTTCGGGTATCAGAACCACCACTCATCAAAACGGAACCTCACTGAGCGCCATAGGCTTTGCTGGGAAATTATCTTTACTGTTGTTTATTGAGTAGGTCATAGACAGTGGGTCGAAATACAATTCAGCAACGCCCTGCTTACCAACCCAATTAAACCTACACTTCCAAACGTGAACCTCAGACATTGCAGAGGCAACTGGGTCTGGTCTATGCACACTTATACCTATGTCAGCTTTGGCAAACCATGCGGCAGATCCAGAGATATCATAACCCTTCGGCGGCGGTATCTTACCGTCAACGCCTCGCAACATCTTAGTCGGATGAGCAACAAACCAAAGGTGCAAATCATGACTCATTGCAAACACCCGTAACTTTGTCAGCATATCGGATATCCAACCTGTCTCGCTCTGATCACCCTTATCCTGTTGAATGTAATTGTATGGGTCTATAACAGCACCCCTTACGCCCTGACGCATAACAGCAATCTTTAGGCGTTCAATAATCCCATCCACAGTAGCCATTGCCCCATCGTTTTGATACAGAAATGAGAAATGATTTTTGACAAACTTTTTTCCCTCTTCTAATTCTTCTGACGTAACTCTGGGCGTGTGTCCCGCAAAAAACGGCTTACGCATTCGTTTAGATATTAGCTTGGCTATGTGCAGTGGTGGGTCATTCTCAAATGAGCAAACGGCAAACTTCCACCCTCTTTCCTCAGCTAGATTTACCATTAGCTGGTCAACAAACTCAGACTTTCCTGACGATGGGTGGCCTGTCACCACAGTAAGCTGACCTTCAACAATCGAATAGAACTCGTCTAGGTTGCTGTACCCAGTGGATGCTCCCCTGCCCATACCCTTTTCGTATAACGTGTCCAGCTTGTCAAAGAAATGGTCAGGCTCATACAGACCAGACACAGGATAGGGCGAACATCCCGCAATGATTTTTTCAAACGCATTACGCCCCTTCTTTACCAGAAGTTCGTTGGCATCTTTTACACCATCTGGGAACTCAACAACCCAGCATTTATCTTTGCCAATACGTCTGGCAATCTCCTCGCCCATAGCCTTGCCAGCTTCATCGTTGTCGGTGGCGAGTATTACTTTAGGGGCTTGTTCTAATTTGTCCTTGGCATCCCACAAAAATCTAAATTTGTTATCCTCTTGTGGGTCAATCTTACCATCAACAACCTTCATCACTGCACCATTTGGGACGCTTACCACGTTATCAAATCCAGCCTCAATAAATGAAAGAGCATCCATTTCCCCCTCGACAATAAATATATCATCTGTCGGATCAATGTTGTCATAGTTAAAGAAGTTGGCTGGTGCGCCGTTACAAGAAAACCCCTTGTCTTCTAACGCACGGATCTTTGCCGCGTAGGTCTTTCCTTTGTTGGTGTATGGGAACACCACACACTCAACTTCTTTTTGCAAACTGTTTATGAAGTGACGCTTTGTTTGAATGCCAGCGTCCTTGGCTGTGTCTTCTGATATACTGCGCTTCTTGAGCCAGTCGATAGTGTTCTGTGATAATTCTGAATAGTCATGCTTTACAGCTAAAGCCATCTTAGTAATTCCCCTCTTGATTGGTATCTGTTTTTCTTCAAACGGAACAATGCCGTTCTCGTCACAGTGCCAACAGTTATACAGAATATCACTGCCATCTATCTTGAGGGATAATGTTCTCTGATTTTGATTAGCTTTTTTCCGCTGACTTGAACAGAAAGGGCAGACAATTTTGTGTTGCCCAGAACCTAGACGGACTGCCGCCCCACGGATAACAGTGTTTTCTTGCATAATAATTTCTCCACGACACCACTAACATATTATCAGCAGGAGAGCCTGTCAATCAGGTTTTTTGGATGATGTGGAAAAGTGCCGCCAACTAGTTCTTATAACTAGTTATATATTTATATATATTATAACTAGTATTACTAGTCAGTGTTTTTTGTCGATTAAATCTTTTAGCTTTCTGCCTTTGTATCGGGCAATAGCTGGCTTTGATTGTAGTATGGTACGAATATTATCTCTCATTTGTGGTGTGGCAACACCAGCAAAGTCACATACAGTTTCAAAGTCTTCTGTGTCTATCCACTCGGCTACTGACTGTTTGTGCCTATAGTCATCCAGATATGCGTCTGAGACTGCTTGGGATATCACTGCTCTCCAAAGATAACACTCTGATAAGTGTTCTTGGGTTTTCTCTATCAAGCCCCCAATATATATTTTTCCGTTTAACCTGTCGATCATTGGCGTAAATAACCCCCTGCATCAAATCCAAAATGAGACTTTCATCAAGGTCTGGTCTTCTTGAGGCATAAAAAATTGCCATCTCAACACAAACATCTCCTGTGAACATTTCTTCTATCGGCTGTACTTGCTCTAAAAAATACTTTGCATACTTTCTTGCCTTGTCAGATTTTATAGACGCTGGTCTGCCTCGTATCAAAACAATTTTTCTACTGTTGGCCTTTGAAGCTGGCTCTCCAAAAACAATAAACTCATGTGTTTTTATAGACATTTAAGTGCCTTATTTTCTTATTGACATCTATTTGCCTCTATGAGATAACCCTAGAGGAAGGAGACAACTTATGGACATAACCAACAAATTCGGACTACCGCAACCTTTTTTAGACTTTGCCAGAAACGATAAATATAGTAAAGGCAAAGCTGACATAAGCGTTACGACACTTATAGACAGTCCGAGGGTAAATCAGATGCGTAAGCACTACGCTTCTGATCGGCAAGCAGATGTAACCGATATGGTTTGGCCTTTGTTTGGAACCGCAGTTCATCACATTCTAGAAAGTTCAAAAGAGAAGGACGTTCTTTTAGAGGAACGTCTGTTCGTGGATATTGATGGGTGGACTTTATCTGGCGCGATAGACCACCAAAAGATACAAGGCTCTTCTGTTGAGATAACCGATTACAAAGTGACCAGCGTTTGGTCTGTAATTCATGGCAAGGTTGAGTGGGAGCGGCAACTGAATATGTATGCTCTTCTCGTCCAGAGGGCAAAAGGTCTTAAAGTATCCAAGTTAACCATCTGTGCAATTCTCAGGGATTGGAACAGGCGAGATGCTCAATACAAATCAAATTATCCTCAAGCGCCAGTAGCTATGGTAGAGATACCACTATGGTCTGATCAGCGTAGAATTGAGTACGCAAAGCATAGGGTAGAGGCTCATCAACAGGCAGAACTTCGGTATGACCTTGAGGAAGACTTGGAAGATAAGTTTGTGAAATGTTATCCCAGTGATCAATGGAAAAGAGATGATAGTTGGGCAGTTAAAAAGAAGGGTTTAAAAAGAGCGATGCGCGTGTTTGAGAACGAACCAGACGCAGACGCTTTTGCGGCAGGGCAATCTGTTCCTGTCGAAATAGAACACCGCGCTGGGGAACTGGTGCGATGTAAGGGCAACTATTGTGGAGTTGCTGAATTTTGCTCTCAGTATAAAAAGGAGATTAGTGAATGAGCGAAACAATATGGGAAACGCTTTCTGGTATCGATGTGTCTGAACACACCGAGAAGAAGGGGAACTTAACGTACCTGTCATGGGCATGGGCTTGGGGGATTGTGAAGAAGCATTACCCAAATGCGGTCTTTCAAAAACATTTGTACAATACTACAAATGGAACTTATCCATACATGAAGGACGATCAAGGATTTGCTTTTGTGTCTGTCACTGTAAAAATTGGTGACGATGAGCAGACAGAGTTACTGCCTGTTCTGGATTTCAAAAACAAAGCCATGAAGCATCCAGACTCGTTTAGCGTTAACACTGCTATTCAGAGGTGCTTGGCTAAGTGCTGTGCTATGCACGGATTGGGTCATTATATATACGCTGGCGAAGACTTGCCAGAGGGTGTTGAGCCACAGCCAGAAACGATACAGCTTGAGAACAAAAACGGTGAGAAAAAAACCGTTGAGGACTACAGCCTTGTCGGGGAAGTGTTTAAGACTTTCATACCGGAGTGTAATGACATAACTGAATTAAGGGGGTTTTGGGCAAAGAACAAGAAGGCCATCGATCTTTTGGAGACAAAAGACAAAGCCCTATACGATGATGTGTTCAAAGACTTCATCGCTCACAAAGAAACTTTAGAAGGAAAAGCGGCATGAGCCAGTATCCACCATCAGGTGTTTTATTCACCAACAATCGTAAGCGTTCTGACAAATCACCTGACTACACAGGCAAGTTAGAACTTTCTGATGAGGTCTTGCAAGACCTTGTTGCCCAGATGGAGAGGGGTGTTGAGAAGCCTGTTCTGTCTCTTATCGGGTGGAAAAAAATGAGCCAGAAGACTGGCGCAGTATTTCTGTCGTTGCTTGGAAATAAGTTTGAAGAAAATCCAAACAGTGATGGTTCTTCTGATCAGTCTGCTGGAAAGCTAGATGACAGCGTTCCGTTCTAAGCGGATCAGGTCTAAGAAATACTTGCAGACCTTGCGCGGATCTCCGTGTCTGGTCTGTGGGTATGGCGCAGAGGCTCACCACATCATGTTCGCAGAGCCTAATGCTATGGGAATGAAGGTGGGAGACAACTGGTGTGTTCCTCTGTGCCACCCTTGCCACATGAAGTTGCATTTGTTTGGTGACGAAAGAACGTGGTGGGATTTGCAAGGCGTTGACCCTATTTCTTGGGCGCGTGTTAATTGGGAGAAATTTAATGGAGCAAGTTGATAAAGTAGCATTCGCTATTATGAAGGCTCATGAAGGCTTGATGTCTAATGGCACACCAATTCTTTATGACCACTTGGCTGAACAGGCAATCATTGCCATGAGGCAACCTACAGATGAAATGCTAGAAGTGGTAGCTGAACTTCCAACTCATCACAACAGGCTAGATATGTGGTGCGCTATGGTTGATGTGGCTCTTGGCAGAATAAAGCTGGCGAAAGGAGACGGAAATGGACAAGAGCGCGGCTGATATGACAACTGAGGAATTTGCGGCTCATATAAAAATGATGCACGACAGGGTTGTTAACTTTAAAAATTACGGTCTTTCTGTTGTCGGCACTAGGCAAGACAGAAGCTACTCAAACCAAAAGCGCGGGAACTTTCAAGGTAATGTGCAAAAAAGGGCGCGTGATCAGTTGGTTGAAATAAAACTGAATGTTAATGCAAATGGACATTTAAAGAAGGGTAAGTACGATGGCTGATGTAAGAGATGCCGCCGTTAACTTTGAGGCGGTTAAAACGTCAATGTCTCAGGGCAAGGATGGAATAATATTAAGGCTTGCACTGCATCCCAATGAATGCCCACCAAGCCTACACACAGATTGGGTAGGCTCTCGTTATATGGTGGCTATGGTTAAGTTGGGTGATGACGATACCCCACAAATACCAGATCAGAACAGAGAGATTAACAAGATGATATCTCAAGCTGGTCTGCTATGTCGAAATCCTGAGTTTGCAGAGTTCATGAAGATATGTGGTTTTATACATGACTATGATCCCACAGACTGTGAGGCAGTGGTTGCTGACGGTCTAAGGGCATATCTTGGCATAGAAAGCAGAGGGGAACTCAGGAACAATTCAAAAGCCCGTGAACAGTTCAAGACTTTGGTTGAAAAGTTCACAAGAAATAAAAAGGGGTATCAAGAATGACCACCAACCTAGTTGACCATAAAGAGATAGCGGAAATGCTATCCATTAGGCCAAAGTCTGTGTACCACATCATCAACACAGATGAGAGTTTTCCACCACCAATCGTATTATCGCCAAGAATTAGGCGATGGAAGCGTGAAGTAATTGTGAAATGGATTGAAGATAAGCACAATCAAACACAAGAAACTTCACAATAGTTCACAGGAGACAGTCGTGTACGGAGCAAAACCTAAACATTGGTTCACAGAGGATGGCGAGAAGATAGTGAACGATAAGCTATTTGAAGCCATAACACTCAGAGAGTTAGGATACGGGGAGATGCATTATTATCACAGAAAAGAACTTGGTGATCTTTCAGACAAGGAAAGAAAGGTAACAATCTTGTACAGCCCTGCTATTGAAGTGACAAAATATGGCAAGCATCATGGTTGGTATTACTTCTGGAATTGTAACATCAACAGGCACTGGGATACAGAACAGTATCGCTTGAGTAATGATGAAGAGTATAGAAATAAGATACTCAACACTCCTAAGTATTGGGCTGGTAGAGAGCCTAAATAGTGGCTAAATAAAAAGGGGCTGGATCATATTGACCTAGCCCCTTTTTGTACCCTGCTACAAATTCTTTTTGCCTACCCTTCCTAGTGTACACCTTCTTCGACTTAACAGATCTACTGTTAAATCTCGGATCTCGTATTAACTTGGCGATAGGGTTTCTCTTCTTCATCACTGTATGTCGTATTGGTTGAGGTATTGATTACCACGCATCACTATCGCGTTTACCTGTTCGCTCAACTTTTTGATAGCGGCATCCTTAGTGGCTTTAGGTATCCTTGGGTTGTCTTTGATCTTTGCCATCTTGCGTAGGATGCGGTTACGAGCGTTGTTTACATTCTTAATCGCTCCGTAGATACGCAACTCTTTTGTAAACCTCTTCTTCACGCTCTCAACTTCTTCCATGTTTCCTACTGCGTATGCGTTCTTCAGAACCTCACCAGCAAGCAAAACTTTATCTCTTCCGTTGAAGAACTCTTCTGTGTCACCACGCTCTCCTACATAGCCAACGAAGCGTCTGGCTATTGGTGTGGCTTGTATCATATCTTCTTCAAAGTCACCCTGTAGTGCGGCAGGGGCTACATTTATGCCGAAGTTGCCAACCCTTGCGGCGAATGACCCAGCGCCGCCAGTCATAAACTGATATATATGCTCAAGAACATCAGGTGATGGATCTATGAAGCCTTTTTCTACACTGCTACCAAAAGTAAGTGAGTTAATGGCTTGTGCTACTTTCACAAAATTAGGGTCTGTTGTTGACCAGTACAGATGTGAGTTAGGTGTAGGTGTTGGGTCAAATGCGTTTGGCTTCTTTGCAATCTGACTGTTCTTGAAATCTGTATTATCAAACATAACGTCAATAAAAGGATCTGCTATTGTAGGAGCAATTACGTTGCCTATGCTTGCGCCATCTTCTCCTGTTATAACAGCACCAAGGTTGCCGCCGAATGGGTTAAACACATCTGTGGCAGTTCCAAAGATTGTTGACCCAGCTTGTCCTATAGAGTATTGGCCTCTTGAGAATCTGCTAAGTGATCTGCCCATATTAAATGCGGCGTTCAGACCATATGGCAGGGGTATCTGTAAGTATTTCTTGTTCCCAAGTGGTAACATGATGTTATTTTCAAGTCTCCATTGCTTAAGATTGTCATACACCAAATCGCCATCTTCATCTTCTTCTGACAGCATGGCGTTCAACTGATCTTGCACCATACCAGCCACAACTATACCAGCCCAAATCTTCTGCACTTTTCTTGAACGGGCAAGAGCATTGAGAATTGCGAATGAACCCTGCATAGATGCGTTGTAGAAAAGGTATAGGGAGTTCAGAAGTGTTTTGTTCTCACCACCTTTTGCAAAATCAACTGTAAGGTTTCTGGCGGCAAAAGCGGCCTTCTCCATACCAACCCTTGGAGCGAGTGCTTTGAATGCGGCTACACGCATCATATTTTCAGCGACTGTGTTGTAGTCTTCTAAGAATTTACCAAGTCTCTTTACTGGAGCCGCATACTTTCCAGCAAAGTCTTTTACTTCAGCCTTAAATCCTTCACGCGGTATATCTCCAAGAATACTGTCGATATTTTCAATTTGGTCTTGCAAACTACTGGTCTGGTTCAGAGCATTTTGACCACCAAAAATTTGGAACAGTCTAAATAGGTCAACGTCAGAAACAGAGTTAATGTCAAACCCCGGTTGCAATGCGTCTTCTCTTGTTATCGAGCTTTCTTCTTCAAGGCGAACTCCAGCGCGAACAGCTTTCCAAGACTGTTTTACGTTGCTCATCATTTCTCTAGTAAGACCTTCACGTTCAAACTGATTGATGTTCACACCAGCAGTTTGGATATCACGGAAGATATTGGTAAAGAAGAATGATGGGTTGTATGTGGTGTTAATTGTGGACAGATATCTATTGAACTTGAATGCCGCTCTCATAAATCCATTAGATTTCTCTGGAGATCCGCTCATTCCGATCATTGCTTGACCGATTCTTGGGTCGTAAAAATCTATAAGGACTTCTTCACCATCAATCTTTACAGATAGCTTTCCTTCTTTTCCTCTTGGATCAGGAATAATTGAAACCCTGCCATTCTTGTCCAAGATACGCCGCATTGGTACTTTGTCCATTATGTAGGCGTACTGAGACATAATTCTCTGCACTTCTGCTTTTTGGTCATCTGGCAATGGATTTCCGTCAGCGTCTTGTTGACCGAGCAACAATCTGTAAAAGCTCTGACCAACCTTATTACGCTCACCACGAATAACCGAGTTCTGGTTCTGTTGCATAGCTCCAACAATAATTGTTGTAGCATAACCGCTATACTCACGACCAAGCATCTGTTTATCTTCGCGGCCTCTAGCTCCATAAAGTGGGCTTCTTGTAGCGCCAAAGTTTCCCTCTTCGCTGGCCTCACCAAGAACATCAAACTTTCCTCGTAGAGGTATGTAATCTACAAACTCTTCCACTTCTATCGTAACATCAGGATCGTTTGGATCATTTATTATCTGAGTTGTCATGTCAGATGTTGTTAGACCAGATTCAGCGCGAACATTTCTTGTGTCTTGTATAAGATTTTGTAGGCTACTACGAATTTCACTTAGCTTCTGCTGTGTCTCCGGAGACATCTGAGATATTTGATTTAGGATCGCGTCTGCTTCTGCATCACTCATACCTGAACCAGATTCACTGGTAGGATCAATATGTTTTTGTATGCGAAGATTTCTTTCTTTTGCGTGTAAGGCATACAGATACGCTTCTGCTAATGTCATAGCCTTGCTTTTGTTGTATGTATAGTCAGTCTCTACAAAGCCAAACGGACTGCCGCCTTGTGGGTTGCGATTTCTATTAGATGCGCCTTTTAAATCATTGAACTCAGCATCAGTCACCTCAAGCTCTGATATTTGTTTGCCAAGTTTATTATAGTGTAGGTTTTCTCTCTCTCTTAGCTTATCTCCTATTATACCTTGGGCATTGCTCTCTTGCAGGTATGTGTCCATCATGTCTGTGACGGTCACACCATTAGCCTTCATCTCATCTACGATTTTCCCAATATGCACAAATCGGTCTTGGAATTGCGTAATGAGACGCTCTGACCAATCCTTTGCCCTGTCCATGTTCAGGCCAGCAGGAATGTAAAGAAACTTAGACAGATAATTTAAGGAGGCAGTATAAGTGATGTTGTTTTCTGCCTGACCAATCATGTTCTGCACAGTCGGAGTATACGCAGTGGTGTTGAGAAGCTGTGGGTTGAATGACCGCACACTTTTCTTCTTCTCCGCACCAAATGGATAGAATGTCTTGATGTAATAAAAAGGCTTGCCAGACTTGTCTCTAGCTTTTGTAAGCACCAGCTTTAGCGGGCCTGACTTGCGAGGAATGTCATTATTCCATTCAAGTGCTAACTCAAAGTTGCCTGTTGGCATTGCGACAACAGCAGATCCGTCTCTATAACCCTGTGATTCCCATTTCTTTAACAGGTCATATATAGCCTGTTGTACACTTGGGTACTTTGACTGCTCGACAAGCTCTTTGTCGTGGTTGCGTTGTATGATGTGAAACAGGCCGTGGTTTTTATCACCAGATACCCCATCGTCATCTGGGCTTACATCGTCACCAGCAAACAGATAAACAGGTATTTGCTCGCCAGTTTGGAAGTTGTCCACCATGTACCCGTGGACATTCGGAAACTTCATGTTTACATCTTCACCGTTGTCCATGCGCCGTTGAGCTACAGCGTTAGCCACTGGAGCAAACTGACGTACTGGACGGCGAGCGTACAGACGAGATGGCTGTTCTGAGCCTTGTGCTGATATTACATTATCAATTTGACGAACCATCTGCTCCATCTCTGGAGAGATAAACTCTGTGAATGCATAGTCCTCATCAGCAACAGAACTGATTGTTAGGAGTTCTTCGCGTCTTTCTGCGGCAACTTGCTCTGCGGTGATAAATCGTCCACCACGTTCAGCCCTTGCGCTCGTAAATTGTTTGTCAGCTTCTTCAGTATCTCTGAGGTATCGCTCCGCGAGTTCACTCCGATAAGTTCCACTTTCTCTGAGTTGGTTGATGCCATTTTGGGTTCTCACTTCCTCAAACGTGTTAAAGTCAAATATCCCCTCTTGCTGACCAGCATCAGCAATGTAGAGGGCAGTGTCTAGCTCATCAACCAGCATTGTGCTGTCGAGATAGAATTTACTATTTTCGCTGTTTAACCAACCACCGAGATATAGCTCTGTTCCATATATCTCTGATATCTGCCTTGTCTGCTCAATGTACTCAAGCAAAACAGATGTGGGTAGTGTGTTACCACTGATTATCTCAGCAGACTTCAGGGGAGCAACAGCATACTTTCCGTCAATGTCAGCAAAGCCGCCCCCAGTGGTTATAGTGTATCCATCTGGATTTTGCTTTATGAAGTCTCTGAGGTTTCGGGCAAGGATTCTGCCGCTGTACTTTTTGGAATCTGAGGTGGAGCGGTCATCTGCAACTCCCTCACGAACTCCTCCATCCTGTCGTCTGGGATCGACATCAGGATTGACTCTGTGTCTGTCTGTTGTGGGGAGTGCTTCTTCGATCTGACCATCTGTAATTCCTTCCGCTCTTAATAGCTCAATAACACCGTCAACGTAATCACTGTCGCTACCTTGACCGGGGCGAACACCTACACTTCTAAATAAGAGCTTCTCAGGATACCACATTAGGGCTTGAAAATCAGCCATGCTAATGCGTGTGCCTGTGTTCTCCTCAAGAATGTCCAAGGCTCTCTTGGCGATGCGGCGTTGTTGTGTGCGATCAGTTGAACCTCTAGGAGCCGCTTGCTCTACATCACCACCAAGGTTTTCTGCGTGTGTGCCAGTTCTTTTGAATAGGTCTGTTTTTGTTGGTCTGGCATCTGTAGGCGCATCTCTAAATGCTTTTTGAAAAGCACTTTCAATTATTAGAGTCGCCTGATCAACATTATCCTTGTTGATAATGTCTATATCTTCTGCTTTCAGGGTATCCTGAACCAGTTGCGCTTCATAGGCCAGATCTTCTGACGTATAATCCTCAGTGGACTGCACTTCGCTAGGATCTGTGCTTCTTTTCAAAGCCGCCTTAGTTAGCTTTACGACATCGTTTCTGCCCTTATCTAGGGTGGCGTTAGTGATGTCCTTGAATGGATTGCCAGTGATGCGGTTATACATACGCATCCACCAGATATCCATAGTCAGCACATCATAGTTGCCTCTAAGGTTCTGGTAGAAGCCTTGACCAATCTTCGGCCCAATCACAAAAGACATTTTAACTGGAGAGTTTTTGCCTTCCCCTGCTGGCGCAGTTATTCCAAGATCTTGCAAGACGCTGTTCTGATCCATCAACTTGGGAGTTGTGTCTTGATCAAGGAACTCTGCTATTTGAGCTTCAGTTTTGCCACTTTCCAACATAGCGTTGTAGAAAAGAAACGCCTTCTTCATGGCCTTTTCTCTGTCGCCATAACCTACAACTGGGAAGCGCCCTGTTTCTTTGAAAGCCCTATACTGTTCTGCGGCATACTTAAAGTTCTGCACTACAGCGATGCCGTTTGATGTGACAGCAAGAGCAAAATCAAACACAGCTTCTGCGGCTGGGTCTGTGGCAATCTCTGGGAACACTGGCGTAAGCATCTTCTTAGCCAGCTTCAGTGTTCTGTCGTACCACCCAATAGCATTGCCATCTCTGTTCAAAGCGGCTTCGGCTTCCGCCGCCATGACAATGGCTATTTCTTCCTCTGCCTCTTTGCTGAACCCCTTTCTAGGGACATACTCAAACTTTGCGTTGCCTCTTTCTGATTGCAAAAGATGTAGCGCCTCACCCTTTGATATGTAGTCAATACCGTAAGTGCCATCTGCCTTCTGACGCATATTATATGTAGTCTTGAAGTTACCGTCCTCATCAAGGCGATGCAGAATACTTAGCTTGGCAAGTTCCGGCGTAAGCTGACGGATAGAATACTTACGTCCAATCTCTTCCTGATTTAGGAAGTCTGATATTACTTCAACCCCCTGAGCGTTCTCTGGCAGATCAAAATTGTAGGATGGTACATTTGTCTGCTTTGTAACTTTATTGCCAACATTGGCAGGGTCGTCACCTTCTAGCGCTCTTGTAAGAGTGCCAGTAGCTGATGTCTTGGCTACAGGTAACTCGCCATCCTCATAGAACTCTAGCTTGCCTCGAACATAGACAGTGTTTCCATATACAGTAGCTTCTTCTGCTGACTTGATTGGCACTTCTACGCGAGTGCCGTCTGCCTGTGGGAATGAAGCCACGAATACATGGTGCTTAAACGGATTAAACTTTACCTCTACGCCACGAGTAGAGTTAACGCCGTGGGCTATGTTTCCAGCAACACCAGCCATTGGGAACTTGTTAGCAAGTCCAGTGGAGATAGAGGCTCTTGCACCCTGATCAACCAAGAATGTCACATCACGCACAGTTACTGCTGGGGCATACGCAAGAGCTTTGCCTTTTGGATTTCTGCCTTGGTGCGCTGTCTGTATTGCTGTTGATGTAGTGCCTTCGTATTTCTTGTTAAGGCCAAAAGGAAGGCCGCTTTTCATGCCGTCTTTCTTCCAAGCAGGTGCGTCACTACGATTGATTTGAGCGACCTGAGAGTTGTACTCGTTCTTGTACGCTTCGGCATCTGGCCCCAAGAATGTTCTGCCGTTTAAGTTCAGGCGAACAGTTACAACTGTACCCTCCCGTATGTCAGCATCATCTTCTGTTTTTGTGTAGCCCAGTAGCTTGTCTTGGACATTCTGTGGAAAGTTGTGCGTATCCAGTGCCTGATCAATAGTGATGATCTCGTCTTCAAATGTAGACAAGTTGTCAGGGAATACGCGACCGTAAGAATACATCTTTGCTTCTTCCGGCGCAGTCTCTGGAACTGATTTTGGCTCAACCTTAAACTCTCTAGACGCCATGTCACCACGGACAATGCCCTCAAAGATCTGATCTGATGCTGTGATGTCCTCATCGTAATGAGCCTTACCAACGCCACTCAAGAATGAGATCATGCGCTTGAACAGGCTCTGCGGCTTACCGCCTAGCTTCAGCCTGCCGTCTGTCCACGCACGGAACATTTCTGCTACAGCTTCTTCTTCTACCAGATCCTGATGTCTGGCGGCGGCGGCTTCACTGCGGATGTCGTAGTCTTCTTGAGTCTCTCCATCCATTCTTTCTGGAGGAGTAAACTGTTGTCTGCGAGTCTCTCGTTCCATGAACGTATAAAGACGCTCAAGAGGCTTACCATTTATAATTACATTGTACTTACGCTTTGCGGCGGCATTGGTAAGAGTGTTCCATTCAGCATCTGTAAACACGCCAACGTCACGCATTGCGTGAATAATCTCATGGTTCAATACAGCCCGGAGCCTAGCTTCATACTCTGCATCAGAAAGTGTAGGATCATACAAATCTGTGGCTAGGGCGATTAGCTTGTTAGAGCTTTCGTAATAACCCTCGACTAGCTGACCACCAGCAATCTTGTCTGGCTCAAGCAATGACTGAACTGTAAGGTTCACATCACCTAGGCCAATACCTTTAAGGTATGATTGCAGACCAGTAACAAGTTTTTGCATTCTTGTTTCGTAGTCTGCTTTTTTAGGGGCTTTGGCGGCTTCCTTTGCGGCGCTAAAAGCTAGCCGCGCTTGCGCCTGATCGTGTCTAATATTGCCTATCTGCTCATTAGCGCCAGTCTGTGCGTCTATAGTATCGATCTGACGCTGTGTGTTTCTTATGTCAGCTTCTTCACGCTTGGCCTCTACGTTTAGTCCTTGTAGCTGTGTTGAAAGCTCTGCTCTAGCCGCAGACTTTTGATCTGGGGTTTGGTTAATTGTTGCTTGTTGATCATATAGTGTCTCAAGCTCTTTTACTTTGGCTTGAATGGCATCAAGTCTTGCGCGAGATCTAGACACTCGTTGACGCAAAGGCTCTGCGGCATCTTCATCACGAATGCCTTCTGGAGCAACGTTATAGTCTTTACCGTTATTGGTTTCGATTACACGATTTAAAGCAAGCTCTTGACGTATCTCTTCAATAAGAGTGACAGGAACTTTATCCTGACCTTCTGGAAGCGTTTCCCTGATGCTTTCAATGATCGTCTTATCGTCAGCTTTGCCAGACTCAAGGATCTTGGCTTTAGCTTTGTCGTATTGCTCTTGGCTGAACTTGCGCTCTGTAGTGTTGCGGTCATGCTTGTCTACAAAGGTGTCCTTTTGTTTCTTTAGCTCTACGTCAGCGGCTTCATCCAGTCCAAGCGCCCGCATCTCTTCGATGGTTGTCCGCCTTGGAGTGCCAACAGGCATACCAGCCGCTTGTGCGCGTTGCCTCTGTATGTTTATTGTCTTAACTACTTCTGGGTCAAGATCAGCAAAGTTAACGGGCTTGTTCTCCGAGTTGATTTGAGCTTCGGCTTTTTCCCTAGCTCTCTCGTCATCAGCAACACTTCTTCCCTGTTGAATGACTTGAGCCTTTACAACCTCATCTTCTGTTCTGGCATCTGCTTCTTTTTGTGCGGCGGCAAAACCACCCACAAGCTGTGCGTCCTCCACCTTTTCATCTTGTTCTAGTTGAGAACGCTTGAGCGCCTCTTCTTCTAAGTCAACTTTGCGCTGATCTTTAGTGAATGCACCACCAGTACCCTTAACGCTAGAACCCACAAGACCGCCAACAAGTGCGGCGTGTCCGTATTCTTTGAAAGCATCATCTGATAGTAGGTCTTTGCCAGCTTGCGCTCTTTCAATGACCTGTTGACCTAGTTCTGTTGGGGCTTCTACAAGCGCACCAGTGGCGGCATTCTTAGTTACCCTAGTAAAGATACCGCCGCTGTTAATGAGCTTAGGGGTAAGGAACTTACCAACCATAACTTTTTCAGCTATTGTCTCTAGTGCAGTAGCTGGTATAGCGGTAAGAAACGCCACTCCCTCATCTACCTCTGTCTGTACTCCAGCTTCTATTTGATCTTTTTGGGCTTCGCGGTGAGAACCATATATAAATGGCAAGTTTGCGGCAACCATACCGCCAACGCCACCAACCGTAGCTCCTATACCAGCGCCAATGGCTATACCAGCAGGCCCAGCAAAAGAACCTATTGCACCACCAGTAAAAGCGCCAGCCTTGCCGCCAGCATAACCAGCGGCTAATGACATACCGAGTTGTGGCAACTGCTCTACAACGCTTTCCCCAGCGAATTTAGCAAAGTCTCCAACGCCACCTACATCTTCTAGCTGTTGTCTGTTTTGAGTCTTCTCTGCGTACTCAGCTTCGTTAGCCTCGTTGACCTCACGACCCCAATCTCTCAGGCCATCAAAACCTGTGACGTTACCAACACCCTCTGCGGCAGAGCCAAACAGTGCTTGTATCTGGTCAATGCCAGCGCCAGCGGTGCTTTCAAGAAAGCCCGGCTCTTCTGCTGGTGTTGTTTCTGCTATTGGAGTTGTGGTTTCAACAGGTTGGCTCTGTGACGCAAGCCACTCCTTAATCTCAGTAATTTCTTGCTGAGTTGGAGTGTCTCCTGCAATTTGTACGTTATACAGTTTGCCTGTCTGAGGATCCTGAACTGGGATAAGTGCCATGTATCAATCCTAAGAAGCTAAGTTCAGATCTGCAATATCAGTCTTACCATACAAGCTGGTTAATAGATTGGTAAGTCTTTGCCTTTCTACTGGATCAATAACTACATACTGACGCTTCTTGCCCATTCCTGTTGGATCTGTCGGATCTGGTACTTCTACAGTTTTGTTAAGAAGCTCTGTAATTTGGTTGATCTGAGTCATTGCCTGAGATTGTGTTAGAGTAGTATTTGTGGCTTTAGGGATCAGCTTTGACTTGGCTGATAGCAATGATGCAACGCCTTTGTCGTAAGCCCCCTCAGAGCCGCGCAATGCTGTAAGGCCAGACATACCAGCCTCACCAAGCGCACCCATAAGAGTTGGGTTTGTTGATGACATAAGAGCCATTCCAGCCTGTGCCAAAGCAAGCCATTTGTCGCTGTCTCTGTCCTTGTCCAGCTTCGCTCTCATTTCATCAATCTCAGCCATCAAGTCGCTAGATGTTGTTGCGTTGCTGTTGTTACCGTAAGGATCTCCAAATGGAAGATCTTGTTTGTCATCACCTTGACCCTGAGTGTCAGGCATAGGGGTTGTTCCGGGCATACCCACAGTGTTGCCTTGCGTGGTTGTTGAAACACCAGCTGGCAATGTAGTCGCAGGCAACGCAGTCGCAGGCATAGAACCATCAGGAGCAATGTTCCCAAACTCATCGTCTTCTGGAGGTGGCCCCATCTCACCAAATTTTCCGATATCATATGCATCTTCTGGCGTTGTTGGTAACATATCCGTTGGTCTTGATGATCCAAAAATACTGGCGAGAGGATTGTTGGGGTTTTCTATACCAGTTCCTCTGCCACCTTTTCCAGCTAAGTTCAAAGGATCAGCGCCACCGCTAACAACATTACCCCTGTTAGGGAATAAAAAGTCTAAAGCGCCATCAAGCATATTTGGCTCTTCTGTTTCACTTTGAAACCCACCAACATTGCCTTGTGTTGTTGTGCTTGCCCCTACTGGTGTCGTTGGGCTTCCCCCAGCCCCAAATATACTAGCAAGGGGGTTGTTTGAGTTTTCCATGCCAGCCCCTCTCCCGCCTTTGCCAGCGAGATTGAGAGGGTCAGCACTGCCGCCCGTACCTTTTAGGAAATCAAAGAAGCCAGACTCTTCTGTTTTAGGAGACACAATCTCGTTCAACGCCTTTTGTGCCGCTACCCTAACGGCACTGCTGTTGTTATCTGTGTCTCTGATAATTTCTTTCAGTGTGTTCTCTGCATCCATACCTTCTGGATCGTCAGATGTTCGATATGTTTCGATCATATCTATCTTCATCTGGTCTTCATCTGTGACTTGAGGTGCGTTATTTAGAGTAGAGGAAGCAGACGCTTGGCTAACTAACCCAAGTTTATTTAACAAGCTAGGTTCTGTCTCAGCGGCTTGCGATGTAGAAAAGTCTGCGGTGCTAGATGCCCCGAAGCCAGCTAACATAGAGTCAACTTCCGCTTCATCTTCTAAAGATGAACTCTTGATAGCCGCAGATACCATGTCATCTGAGTATGGCATATTGCCAGCGTTCTCAAACTTAGTAACCGCAGGGATAAGGTCTTCTGATCTGGCGACCAAATCAACCTCATCGTTTACACCCACGTTCAAGGCGTCAGCTAAGAACTGTTTGTAATTCTGGCGTGACTTCTCATCGTTGTCATCTGCTGGCGCGTAGCGGTCAACAAACTCATCAATAGTGTCTATGTCATGCTCGTCCTTATATGTCTGGAACAGACGGGCCAAAGCTCTCAAGCCGTGTGCTGGGGTTTTGAACGTGGCATAACCACTTTTTGAGCCAGACTCACCAAAGAACTTAGCGCCGGGGCGAATGTTTCCCGGATTCATGTTACGAATACCTAGTGTGTCGCCGCCTTTATCAAACTTTAAGACTCCTCCCTCCATGTAGCTTTGAGAGTCGCCAAAAAGTTTATCCGCTTTACCAAGATATATATTGGTTCCAGCTTTATATACTACTTTTTCTCCGTCTTTGTTTGTGCGGATTTCGTAGCCTTTGTCTGATGTATTTCTGCCGCGATCAGTGTTTGCAAACAATCCACTTACAAGACCGCCTTCATTCATCTTCATTGGCTGTTCTTGTGCGATATCGGCAATGCCGCCTGATGGTGCGTTTTGTACCATACTACTTTTTGGATTCATCGACTGTCTCATGTCCATGCCAGCCGCTTGCGGAATACCCATAGCCGCCACTGCTTCCTGAGCAACAGTGCCTTGCTGACTAGCCTGTTGAGCGGCGAAGTCATCACGCATACGCTTACGGCGCTGTATCTCACCCAGAACAAGGAACTGAGGAGCATTACCAGTAGGCATCTGCATTTCTTTTATAAGCTGTGACTCAGATAAATCTTTAAGACTGTCTTGGATGTCGATGATATTCATTAGCTCATAAGTCCTTTATACAGCCCAAGAGCAGAAATGCCTGTACCAAGTAGTTGTTGAACGGGGTTGTATGACTGGAACTTGGTAGATTCTGTTGACGGCTGAACAGGGACACCTCTAAGTATGGATGAATAGAACTGTAATTGTTCGCGGGGGTAATCCCGCTGACGTACAAAATCCTCATAAGCAATATCCAGACCAGCTTGTTGACGAGCTTCCTGAGCCTTACCAATAGACTCAAGCATTTGAGACGCCTGAACATCCCCATCTCTTGCCATTTGGCCTAGCTTTGCTAATTGAGCGCTTTGAGCGCCAGCCATTTCCGCCGCACCAAGACCTAGCTTTTCTGCGTCCATTCTTGCGGCTCTGTCTGCTCCGAACTGGCCTTGTGCCGATTCGTATGCCTGCTGTTGCCCCGTAGCCTGTATATCTGATAGCTGGCGGGTGAGTTCCTGCCCCGCCAACGCTTGTTGAACCGCCGAGCGCGACCCACCAAACGCTCCTGCGTTGATCGCCTGCGCCGCCCGTCCTGCATTTTGCCTTTGAAAATCTTGGATCGCTTGCTGTTTTTGAACATTTACCACATTCTGCATATATGGAGACATATACTGTTGGGCGGCGGCGCTATCAAAATCTTGAGATTGATAGTTTTGGCCCTGTTGCGCTCTTGCTAAAGCGCCTTGTGTGCCTGTCTGAGCTTGTGGCAAGCCCTGTATGCCTGACTGCATAGATCGCACCATGTTTTGTGCGGCAGTTGTATCGGCTGACACATTAGAAAGTCTTTGGCCCTGAAATTGATTGTAGGGCTGTTGCGATTCGCTTTCAGTTCTTTTCAGAAGTCTTTCAAAGTACGGCTTTGCGTAGGCCGGAAGATTGGTCTGATTGACCGTCTGAGAAGAAGGTGTTGATGGTTTTGACTTACCCATTATATAGCTCCATTCGATAGGCTATGTACTCTGGCTTCCAACCATATTTTTGTAGCCATCTGCCCCATCCTTTACGTCCATAACCTTCCAAGTGACTGCACCCATTTTCTATTGAGTGTTGAATAAGTTTTTCGTGAGCCATTTCTAGCCACTCACCCATTCTTTCGCCACCTATCCAATCCATTGCCATAGCTTTACAGCTAGGATACTCAAGAACCTTTGTTGTTATCGCCGCTATGACTTTCCCATCATCAACAATAATCCACAACAAAAGCTCTTCTTTTTTCAACGCTTCGTACAAAGAGCCAAGCGTAAACTTACCTTTCATGGTTTGAATAGACTTTCCCAAGGCCTTAGCGGCGTCTTTCCAAACCACATCCAACCCTTCGGTTGGAACTGCTGTCATTATCATGCTGGCAACATATCTCCCTGTGGAACCTGTTTAGGTTGCTCTTTCTTGCCAGTACGCATCTCCCGAACACGATCCATCATATCGTATAAAGCCTTGGATCCGGCATCTGACGAGCCATTACCAAGACCGCTCACAACGTCTGCTGGCACAATAAACTCATCATTGGACAGCACAACATCATCTTCTCCCTCTAACTTCGCTGGTATCAGGTCATCCATACCGTCTCCAGCGCCGTTGACCAAGCCTTCTTCCACATTGGCGTTTTGGTCAAACTCCCCGCTTTGAACACGCTGAACGAGGTCTTGTAGTGCCTCTTCACCGTAGCGGGACAGGAACATTCCTAGAGCCACCTCTGGCTGTGGATCTTCGCCTTTAATGGCGTCAACAGCATCATTAATGATCTCTTTGTCATTAGGTTGCATCATTTCTGGTTCAGCACCAGCCATGACATCCATAGGGTTATCGGCTAACTCTGTTAGGCCACCCTCTTTTAGACCCTTAGCGCTTAGGCTGTAGGGCTGAAAATAATTAAGTTCTGGATCAATCCCCGGACGATACCCCGCTGGTATTGAAGCCAGCTTTCTGTCTTGAGCTTTTGCCTCTGGAATGTACTTCTCCTCTGTCTTTGCAAAATCACCTTGAGGGCCACCCATCAAACTGGCAAGCCCTGTCGTTCCTATAGCTCCCAGAGCGTACGGATCCATTATACCTTTTGATATAGCATCAGACTTCATAAAGTTACCGAATGTACTGCCAGTTGATGACCCAGCGCCACCTGTCAATCCACCAGTAAGACCATCTTTTAATCCTACATTTGCTCCCATGTTACCGACTGAAGCTGTAGATGCTGGCAGATTTGCGAATGACTGACCAAGGTTTGCCGTGTTCACTGGTACGCTTTGTAGGGCGTTTACTGTGTTGCCGCCTATTGTTACGGGGTTGGCGACACTAGCCGCACCGCCCACTGGAGCCGCGCCAGACATAGTTGAAGCACCAGCACCAGCACCTCCACCAAATGCAGAACCAAGAGCCTTACCACCTAAAAATGACAACAGGCCAGTTTGAATGCCCTGACCTAAATCACCTGTTTCTAAGAATGAACCAAGACCAGAGCCAATAGCGCCAGCCGCGAGAGGAGTTCCAAACGCCCCTAAAGCCGTAAGCGCACCAGTACCAGCTAGTGCAGATCCCCCAAGTCCTAGTAATAGTGGTAGCATAATTTACTCCTTAGAAATCTGCGTATTCTGTTTTGGCATCGAATGAAGGACAGGCTTTCTCTGAGAAGTCTCTATGCCCATAGATCGTAGCTTCTGGGTGTCTATCAAGTATTTCAGAGAGGAGGGACGCAAGCGCACTTTTCTGCCCCTCTGTTCGTGTGTCTTTAGGATCTCCATTAGCGTCAGACCCACCAACGTAGCAGACGCCAATGCTGTCTTTGTTATGGCCCCTACAGTGAGCGCCAGAGATACTTTCAGGGCGACCCTCATGCACAGAACCATCAAGTTCAACAACCCAATGATAACCGATATCACTCCAGCCTCGCTCTTCAGTGTGCCAACGGCGAATTTCGCTCGTTGAAACCTCACGACCCTCTGGGGTGTCGGCACAATGAACGATTACCTTTTTAATCTCCCTTGTAGCCATCTGCATATTCCCTCATCAGTTTTTTCATAGGAACCCATGTCCTATCTTCTATTTTACCATCTACAATGTTTAAATCGTAGACCCCATAACTCCAACCAGTTACACTATGTCTAGCATACTCTTCTATATGCCCTTCCGGTAGACTACATCCTAAATTGATTATGTTTAAGAACTGTGCGCCAATCTTTGGAAATGTTTTGTCTAACCTCTTGTGCGTATGCCCAAACACTACATCGTGCAAACTGTCTCTTGATATTTGATTCTCGCAGTACATACCACCATAAGGCTTGCCCATGCCATTCATGGGAGTGTGCGTAAAACCAACATCCCCAATAAAATACATTTCGCCATAAGGTGAATACGTCCATCCATGATCCTCTATAGTAGAGTATAGCAGTTGATCAAGCAGTTCGACAGTCTCTGGGTTTCTATTTGTGAACGACCATATCCTGTCTTCATGGTTTCCTAATGTAATGTGTTTTGGCACATCGTACTTTTTCAAGCCCTGATCAAACGCTCTTATAGCCTGTTGAAGGCTGTACATATCGTCTTTAAATGCTGGCTTATTTCTGCCTTTTAAAGTTTCGTTACGATCAAATCTGTTAAGTGAGTCACAAGTGGCTATATCGCCAATTTGTATAATCTGATCCACTTTATTGATCCTAGCATATGCACCCATAGCGTAGAATCTACTCTTATCAGGTATTGCAGGCCCGTCATGACAATCACCGATAGCAAGAACTCTTTTTGTTTCAAGAGGATTGGTTTTTCTTGGCTGTATTCTTACCTTGTTTTCGATAACAATTGTTTTGACTTCTTTTGCAGGCACATTTTCGGCGTTAGTAGAGGATGGGGTGTCGTCTAATATGCCTCTTTCTTTGCAAACCCTGATTCTTGATACAAATGTCTGATATCCTACACCAGATTGAGCGGCGGCTTTTTTTAAAGATCGGTTGTTGCTTAAATATAATTCAGCTGTTTGACGAAGCACATCATCAGCAGTTTTTGGCCTAGGCATATCGCCCCCCGTTTTGCCATTTAAACTGCTATTATAATAACATTATTTGTAGCATCATACAAATTTTGGTTATTTAGTTACCTTTTTGACCTTCTCAAAAGTTCTAAGGGAACCCAAGCCAAGCATACCCATCAACACAGTTAATAATGAATCCATATCAAATGTTGGCAGTTCTGGTATCTCTACACCAGCATAAGAACAAACAAACATAGTGACTGGCGCTAAAACAAAATGCCATATCATGGCGAAGGCCAGACCCCACCCCAAAAAGGGCCTCCAGCCCGCCACAAATATGCTTCTGTGCTGGGCCTTCTGCTTTATTAATTTCAATTTGACCCATATTAGCTTCATGCATCTGGCGTTCTGCCATAGTAGCTATTTCATGAGCCAACTTGTTTTTCTGGTCTTTGTCTTCAATAAACTTGTCCAGTAACCCGGTAACCGGGCCTATAAGCGCTTGTATCATTTTACAATCTCCAAAATATTACCGTTATCTATTTTCACCGTTAACTCCTTACATGACCACTTCTGATCAAAGTTATTAGTATGGCCTATGTTACGTTTAATTTTTCTGCGTACAGACAAGCACTCAGACAAAGAAGAATAAGGCGTGTACTCTATCCTCTCGCCACCCACTACCAATAATAACACAAACGTAAGCTCAATCATGATTGCCGTTTCTAATCTTCTCTAAGTTTTCTTCTAAGTTCGTTATACGCTTTTCGTAAAACTCTAAAGTTAGTTTCTGTTGCTGATCGTAAGGTGCTTTGCCGCCTTCTATCTCGTTTTGTAACTTTTCTAGCTCAGTCGCTAAATGCTCTATCAACATAAACTGTTCACTGTCGGCTGGTAAGCTACCCATCTCACCTCTAGGCCACTTAATGCGAAACTCTGTGTTTTGCTCCAAGTCAGACTTCATCATAGTCTGATTTGTTTCTAGCGTGTTCAGCCTCTCAATCAAGCCAAAGTAAGCCCACGTTGCCAGACTAGCCGCCGCGACCATACTAAGAATGTTTCTGAGAGGTAGAGATACCTCGGTGTTTTCACTTAGCTTTGGCATTTCTACGCCCTACATACATAGATCTTCGTACTTAGTTGTGTGCTTTCTGTGTTCTGACACATCACCAAAACTATGTGAAAATATCTTTTTTATCCATTCAATCATAAACTAGTTCCCTTTAACGGCACACACTTAAAACTTTTTGGCATTATATTGCCTCTGTTAATCATTCCTATATCATTGCCCATTTCGTAAGCTCTAGCCGAACATTTCTCGTATGTTTCGTGTGGCCCTGTCATGTCATGATACTCCCAACACTTATCTGGAGACATGATAGAGCAAGCTAATACCACCACCTTAAACATTTACTTACTTCTTCCCCTAGATTCTTGCCCCATCCATATGCCAAATATGCCTGTCATAACACCCATTATAACAGACACAAATGTAGTAGCCCCTGTTGTTTGAGCTTCTGGAGGGAGGCTCATAAACCACTCTGCACATCGCCAAGACATGGCTATACTGCAAATCATTGTCAGACGAGCTATAACGTTATATTCGATTAATCTCTTTAAATAATCCATTTGTACTACGGTACAATTTTCACCGTCCCTGAATCGTTAAATAATGCTCCCGACTCAAGACCTGTCGATGATATCGGCAGATCAGTTAACGTGATTTTTGTTCCCCGTAACTCTCCCGGAGTTCTTTCTTGCTCAATAAATATTTCAAGCGCCCTCAATAAGTCCTGCATATAAGACACAGAATACTCTGATGTAGGCTCTGGAAGTCTGGGCGGTGGTACGTTTTTTAATGCCATTATCGTCTACCGTCAGGCCTTACTTCAACTCTAGGAGATCCTAGTTTCCATTTTGTTCCTAGGGCTGATGAGTCAATTCTTACAGCAAAAGATCGGCCTCTAACCCTAAGATTTAAAAGTTCAGTAAATGTTTCTACTGGAGAGGAGGCTGTTCTTATGGTGTTGCCTGATGATGTACTGTTGTAAGCCGCGCCCGGCTCTGTTCTTGCCTTCAATGTAAACGTTGCCTGCGGGCTTGCAAGTTGTGTTGATCCTGAGAATGTTAAATCTGGTATTACAGTTGTGGCTAGGCTGAACCTGTCACCGTCACCAATATCCATAGGTGCGGATTCTATAAACGAGTTCATTGCAGAGCCATCATCGTCATACTCAAACTCATGGTTATACAAGTACCCGCTTTCTGCGGCTATAGGATATGTCCTAGTTCCTCTGTCAATCCAAGCTGAACGATCAATTGTGCCATAGTACCAAGTCTTGTCTTTGTAATTGTATATAACGTATTTATCTATTTCCCCTGTTCCGCCGTTAGAAAGGGAGTTTGAGTCAGACGGATAAAGCCATATAACCTCAGAAAACTCAGAGTTAATGCCGCCGTAAACCTTGTCAGTCTGAGCTAAGTTAAAATCGTTGAACACATGATTTTTAACGGTGCATTCTAGCTGTGTTGTTTGACCTGAATAAGTGTAGAAGTTATCTATGCCCATCCAGTAAACAACGTCCTCTGTTGCTACGGCAGAGTTTGGCCCCATAATAGTGATGTTTGATGCCAGTTGCTGTAGACCAAATGTAAATGGCGGGCCGATAAACCTCATTGAGTGAAGAGATGTATCTGTCCACACAAGAATCTCACGCTTTGTTTCTACTGCCTGAACAAACTGAGATCCTGATCCAAGAATCAAATCTCCAGCAGTATTTGCGTCTGTAGGAAACCAATCAACGGCATTTTCCTGAGAGGAAAACCTAATAAGCAATGGATCTTGCACACCGTTGCCTTGGGCGGCAGATGCGCTGGCTCCTATGGCGTCACACCCAAACGCAATAACGTGCCTGTCCTGATCAGACACTAGAACTTGTTTAGCAACTTGTGGCGCAGACTTGGCCCCACTTAAAGTAGAAATCTCTACTGCCCTAGAAGAAAGGCCAGTACCCTTGTCCCAGTAATAAACATTAGAGTCTCTTGGATTAATAATAAGATCTTCGCCAAAGTTGTCGTGTGACCAGATTCGTATGTTTGTTGTAGTGGTCAAAGAAGAGCTTGAACCCCATGTGCCTCGCCCCCATGTACCCGCTCCCCAGCCAGTTCCACCAACCTGAGAGTTTAGACCAACGTTAATTTGATAAGCTCCCACAACAGAGGAGCCGCCATTAGCAGTATCAGATGCATTGGCAGTTACAGAAACAACTATTTCATATTGGCTTGAGCTAGTAACATTAGTAACTTGATGCTCTGCGTTTAGAATAGCCGCAGTAACATTGCCACCAAGAGAGGCAGAGCCGCTAAATGTCACAAAGTCATTTTGGATAGCGCCGTGATTGGCGTCCGTTACCGTTATTGTTGACGATCCATTAGTGGCAGAGAAGGTAACATCTCCAGCGGCGGTTGTGTTTCTTAGTGGGGTAATATCGTTGAAGGCCCCGCCTTCCTCAATATAATACTTTAAATGAGTACCAAGGCCTAAGAAGTTTGATCCGTCTAATGTTATCCAGTTGTGCAGAGCGCGGCAAACGCCTTGAAACTGATTTGCAGAATACTTTAGCCACCCACCAATCTTCTCAGGATACCCAAGACGAAAGCGCACCTTATCGCCATCTACCCATCCGCCTTCATTTGAATAGGATGTAATGTCTTTGTTTATGCCCGGTCTAAATTGTAATTTTTGTAAAGGCATATTTTTACCTACGAAGGTTGAGTGTAGCTGTTAGAGTTATAAAATGTCCCCAGCATGATATCTGAGCCTTTTGACCAGCCAGATGGATTCTTTAACCGAAATCCATACCATTTGTAACCATTTGATCTCGCGCTTGAAACATTGTTGGTTGCAAATGAAATAATCCCAGTATTGTAATAACCACCTGTATACGTTATAGCGCTTATAAGGCCAGCACTGTCCCAAGTAATGCTGTAACTTCTACTGCCGCCTTGACTTCCGCTTGATCCCGCGTTCCATTGACCAACTATATTAGTTACAGTAGAGAGACTTGTGCCTCCATAAAGGATAACGTGTCCCGTGTTAGGGTTTACATCTTCGTTTTGCTGAACTGTAATTGAAGCGCTAGTAATAAATCCTGTTCCCGCGTGGAAAACAGGCTGGTAACAAAGGGTATTAGTGCCAACGCTAAAACCAAAAGGAGCCGACGCCGCATTGCCATTGCCGAAATAACTTGACGTAAGGCCAACGGCTGAGTTTCCGTAACCGTAGTCCATATTAACTTGCAGGCTTCTAGTGGTTGTGCCAGAGCCGCCATAAAAATTAGACATACTTATAGCGCCGCTTGCTGGAACGCTTGAGTTTATTGCGTTGTTAGCAACATAAGATCCGCCTCTATAATATTCTGACATACCAATTGGGCTTGATCCACCAAACGAGGCCTGCACCTGAGAAAGGGAAAGTGACCCTGATGAGGGTAAAGCTGGCATGATTAAACACCACTATATGCTACTATGTCGTCTTCGACATTGAGCGTACCAGCGGCAGTCATTTGTGCCTTTGTATCACCATTGTACTTAAATAGAAGATTGTTACTGCCATCAACTTCTATAGTCCAGTTGCCTAATGTAAGGCTAGATCCTAAACTAGATGAGGCACTGGCGAAAGAAAGCGTACCAGACCCGTTTGTGGTCAAAACTTGACTTGCTGTGCCATCTGTAGCTGGGTAAGAAAGATTACTTATAAGAACCTTACCAGTTCCGTTGCCGTCTAAAGACAAGTTGGCATTTGTATTTGTAACACTTATGGCGTTTCCGTTAATGTTTACGTTGTCTACATCTAGGTCGCCAACAATATTTGTTGTACCAGTTACATTAACGGCCCCTGTTCCATGTGGAACTATGTCCTATATTCCCATTTGAAACAGAGACAATAGACTGCCCATTAACATCTAAATCTCCCCCAAGCTGAGGAGTCAAATCGTTCACAAGATCAGTGTTGGGCGTCAAGGACTTGAAAACGCCAGATGATCCGCCACCATCACCAGTAACCGCTTGAGTGGCACCAGAAGCAATTTCTACACCATTTGATGTAGAGTAAGTAACGCCCTTATATATTACCCTACAAGCGGAGTCTGTTTCGTTTTTGATGCTGTAATGCTTTTCTTGATCTGTAGGTGTTACCCTAAGCTCAAATGTCGCCCCCGGAGATCCTGTTAAAACAATAACAGTCTTGATGCCGTCAGAAACAGACCCGTCATTTGTTGTCAGATCTTGGCTACCAACTATAGAAATCTGAGCCTGCCCATGAAGAGCTTCGTCAATAATGTCAAAGTTAGTGTTGGTAGTTATGCCCCATGTACCTGACTGATCCCCAGTACCCGGCTTTTCTATCCCCGTATTTTGTGTATATGTACTTGGCATTTAAACCACCTTTTCAGTCCATGTTTCTATTGTACCACTCGCGTTTATAGGTGTCCACGCACCGCCAGAAATACTTATCTGTACCCATGTTTCGGCTGGAGTACCCGCGTTTATCTTCGCCCACAACAAATCCCCATCTGCTTCTTGAGTGAAAGAAAAATCTACATTGAAGTCGTTTCTGTAAATTAAAATGCCAGCAGTTTCTATAAGGTCGAATGTAAAGCTATTTTCAGATGAGGCGCTGGTTACTATACCTCCAGCAGTCGAGCTTTCAAATTCAGAGGATTGCTCAGATAAACCTGAAGCAGTAAAATTAGCCGCCGCCGACTGAGTAAAGTTAGCAGACTGATCTGAAGTTCCGCTGGTTATTTTTAAGGCATCTGATTTTTGTGTAAAGTTTGCAGACTGTTCAGACTGAGCCACAGCGGTTTTTATCGCTTTAGAAGCCTGATCAAAACTTATAACTTGACCAGATATAGCAGTAGCAAATCTAGTTGGTGCTGACTCTTGTGTAAAATCAAAAGATGATTCTGAGATACCAGTAAGGACTCCAGAGCCAACACGGCTTATACTGGATATAGCATCCATGCTAGACACGCCTGAGAATACAGGAGAGCTAATTTGAGATGAGGTAAAGTTTGCATCAACAGATCCAGAGCCAAAGGTCAAAATACCATGACTTGCTATAGCTCTTTCTGTTATACAAAACTCACCAAACATTATCCTGAAATTTCCATAACAGTAAATGATTGTGTGCCGACTACTGCACTTCCAACGCCAATATTTAAATCTGAAACAGAACTATTATATTTTCGGCCTCTAATTGTATATGTTCTAGCTGACGTACTACTAGCACTTATCGAATGGCTCATTGTTATATAGGAGAAAATACGAGTTTCATCTTTGTATTCAGTAAAAGGGCCTGAGCCATCCATCGGTTGAGTATTAAGCTGTGTATTTCCTTCAAAAAAAGCTAAACCATAACCGTTTGCTCCACTCGTTTGTTGCGAAACATTACCAGACCAGATCAATAATATTGTACTGTTTGATTTCTTTGGCGTAAAAGTAATTGATACAGAAGAGGCGGTATAAGTGTTTCCTGTAATAGCAGTGTTTGATCCACTTGTGTCTGTTGCAACTTGAATAACAGAACCAGAAGGCAAATTACCAGACGGAACGGTAGCGCTTGTCCCTAACAGATTAGAAAGATTACGGGCGTTACTCATACCTTACTCCGGCTTCACAGGCCAAACAACAGTGTCTAGCGATTGATAGGTGTCGGTGATGTCACGCAGTGCCTGACGATAAGATGCGCGATCCGAAGACATGGTAAGATCAGATGATGCCCACCAATCTGTTTCAGCGATACGTCTATTACGCTCTTCACGAAGTAGTTTTAAAGGCTCTTCTAGGTTAAGCTCGGATAACTTTTTTTCAATTGCATTCCATGTAATGCCCTGCCAGTCGTCATCTTCATAAGACTCGATAGCTGTGCCGCTGTCATCTTCGCCCATAATCACAGAGAACATAGTGTTGAACTCATAAGCATCGGTTGGCTCTCCGCGTAGAACCCACTGAATGTCTGGATTTAATTCTTTGATTGCTTCTGATACTGATGCCATGTTTTTAACCTATTAATTTTGCTGAAAACACAGTTGCGCCTTCATGGTCACTGGTGGTATGCGGCATATAAACACTATTCCAACCTACCGCTACTTGTTCGCCAGCAGTTAATTCTAAAAACCCAGAATAGGACAATGTATAATAGGCATAATCATTAGATGTCCAAACCCTATAAATTTCTTCACCAGTAGTCCCATTAGAATCTAGCTTAATAACAACTAAAGCACGATAATTAGTTGAGCCACTGCCATGCCCACTCCGAGCAGAGATTTCATATATTCCATTAACAGGCGCAACTAATCTTCCGTTACTGTATAGGCTTCCTCTATTAACATCTATCTGGCTAAAGCTATTAATGTATGTTGTGTTGCCTTCATCAGAAATATTACTTAAAGAAAGCCCAGAAATAGCCGCGTTTCCGTTTTGACCTCTAACAGAAAACATAGGCTGGTTAGAGCCATACAATAGTTTTTGACCGGAAGTAACATTACCACTGCTGTCAATCGACAGCGCGGTGTTCGAGTTTGTCGGGTCTTGAATCTGGGAGACTTTTAATATGCTGGTCATCCGCCAATCTCCATCACAATAATAGTGCTTTGCCCATAACTAGTACCTGAAGTTTGGTAATTACCATTCATGGCAAGAGTAGTTCCGCTATTTTGATTCGCTAACTGAGCTTTGTATGTTATTGCGCTTGTTGTTGCGGGGCTATCTAAAAGAATAACAGTGTTCAACATAAACTCATAAAGTGAATTACTACTATCTGCTCCATATTGCCACGGCCAAAGATTACCACTGTTTCCTGTTATTATTGTAGAATCTCTTGCAATAGCAAATTTTGAACGGTTGTTCCACCAATTCGTTCCAACATACAAACGAGCATCTATTAATATTTTACTGCTAGTAGATGAGGGTGTAATTGATACCGTAAGAAAATCAACATAGCTTGTTGAGCTTGTGGTAGTTCTGGCGGTTGATTTTGTTTCTTTTACCTGCAAGACATGACCCGGAATATACACTCCGTTGTTTGTGGTCTTCTCATTTATTGTATCTACAAATAATGTACTCATCTCAACCTCTATCCCGCTATTTCTGTAAGCAAGAATGTTGATGAAGTTCTGGCATAGTTATCTGAGCCTCGCCTGTTCATGTACCAAGTTTCACCACTCCCAGTTAATGCCCACTGCATTTTATAAGTGATTGCGCTGGTTGAGCTTGGGCTATCTACAAACATATGACTAGCTTGGTGGAATACACTGTTTGCACCATCATAGTTTTGCATAAACACATTATGTGTATCTGCACCAACACCTTGTCCAATCTCTGTGCTACCTCTAAGAAGTTTCATCATACAACCAGTTCCTGTACTATTGGAGCATAATAAACCAAAGCTAACTTGGATTAGTATTTTACTACTTGTAGATGTCGGTGTGATTGTTGCAGTCATTGAAGGAATATCAGCGTAAGTTTGTGACGAAATACTTGAAGCCGCCGTGCTTACACTTGACTGCATCTGAATAATATGACCCGGAATGCTTACAGGCGGCGAAGTTGTGCCATTTGCGTTTTTTACTTGGTCTACATTTAGTATCGAAGCCATCTGTGCCTCACAGTATTGTTAAGTTGCCATCAACCGTAATAGTAGTTGATGTATCAATAGTTAACGGCCCAATTGCCAAGGCATTCTTGGTTGAGCCAATGGTAGTGTTCTGGTTTACAGTCTGATCATTCGTGCGGAACGCCGCTGTATCAACCGTGCTATTAGTGGTCTGAAATGACGGAGCGGTTATCTCCCCCGCAAATGTACCTCCAGAAGCCTTACTCACTGTATCAGTAACTGTAAACGCACGATAGGCGCGGATAACAAGCTCGTCATTGAGTGCCGCCGCAGATGCCAGTGTAATGGTATTTCCGTTACTGGGGGTAAAATCAGTGCTGTCGAGGTGTACACCGTTTAAATATACATCCACATCGTTACCAGAGAAGGCTAGTACCGCACCGTTAGCATCTGCCCCTGTAAACGCAGTTTGACTAGCCGTGGCAGTGTACTTAAACAAACCCATCGCATAGCTGGTTGGCTGATCAACGGCGCGACCAAAGAAGCGCACGGTAATTACATCCCCGTTAGCTGGCGCGGCAGAGAATGTCAGGGTATTGCCGTGGGCTGTATACGCGGCAGATGAACCCGGCTCTTGCACTACGTTACCAATAGTCACGATAAGAGCTTCACCGCTCACAACAGACTGCGCTAGTGTAAAGGCTGTGGCGCTTCCATTGCCTGTAAAGTTCTGGAAGGTAATGTCACCTATATTTGGGTCAATGCCTATATATGCCATTATATTTTATGCCTACGTTTTAATAATATAGTTTAAGATAATACTTGGCTGTACATTGTCGTGTGCCGCGCCGCCACCTTGATTTTGTATGTAATTCCCATACGAACTACCGCCTGATTGCAACATGCCGTAAGCCGCGCCTGACCCCCCAAACCAATCAGGGATGCTTCCGCTACCACCTCTTATGTTGTGTCCATGAGCAGGCATTTCGGATACAGAAAGTGTGTGTGTCTCTGACCCGCCATTAGCTCCTAATGTTGCACCATCAACAGTAACTCCTGATGTTAGCCTGTTAGCGGCTGTGCCTCCCATGTTGTCTTTACCACAAACAGTTCTTCCACGAATATCAGGGATATTAAACGTGCTGGATCCGTCTCCTACACCATAGGTAGTCCCAATAGCAGTAAATAAATCAGCGTATGTAGAACGAGAAACAGCAGATCCGTCACAATCTAGCCAGCCCGTAGGCGCAGAGGTGCCGCCCCAAGGAACCACTGTTCCGCTAGCGGTGCTGTCAGGAATAGCTCCAGAGGCTATACTGCTTGCTACTATTTGACTTATAGGCATCTTATTTCCTTAATTCTCAAGAAAGCGCATACTCATGCGGCTATAATGGTCTGATCCTGATGGAATCCCATACCGATCATCAAAGCCAAAATATAATCGATCCCCCGCATCAAAATGAAAAATGTACGGGCCACCTACTGTGTAATTGGAATAATCGTTATAGGCATAATCTCTTTGAATTTGCGTATAGGTGCTTCCATCGTAATGATAAATCCAAGCAGTGTTGTAGTTGGTGGTGGTGGTGCTGTTGGTTTGAAAGGTCATAAAATATTTGCCACCGAACCCACTTGGAATTTCACAATAACCTCCAGAATTAAGAAGAGCGCCGTGATTAAAGTCTGTTGTAGTCCAGCCAGTAAAATAATCAAATTCAGATGCCGCCGCTGTTAAAGATGTGGACGAAGCCCTTCCTCGCGCCTGACAAGACGGTGTAACTTTAGATAATCCTGAACAAGCAGTTGCACCGCTAACTAAACGAGGCATTAGCTAATCTCCTCATAGCTAATAAGAATCTCAAGATCGCTAGCCGCAGATGCGCCTCCTCTAATTTTTGTCCCTTCTTCAAGATAAATTGAGGTGCTTTTATCCGTCAAAACGAGCATGGTATCTGCTGGAACAGCAATGGTGTTTGCAATCTTAAAGCCAGTAGAACCGTTGTAGTAATCAACAGTTACATCTGCGCTATTAGTGCCATCAACATTTGACACAAGAATTGTGTTGATCTTAAACACCTTCCCAGACGATGCCGCATTAGCAAGGATGTCGGTAGTTAGCGTTGTGGTCAAAGCCGCGCCTACTGTTTTTGCAGTGATTGTTGCTACATTTACTATGTTTGGTGCCGCCATATTATCCTCCAAATACCATTGCTAGAGCTATGGCCTTTCCGGGTGTTGCTTTAGTGTTATCTTCCATTCGTGCGTTAAACTGAGACAAACCCCTGTAGACAACATACACGTTGTTAGTTCCTGATGAGGGCGCGGCATCAAATGTTAGGGTTGTGCCTGTCGCAGTATACGACTTGCCAGAACCCGGCTCCTGCTGAACATTATCAACAAATACCTCTAGCTCTTCGCTTACAGTCACGCCCTTGTTTAGCGTAAACGCAGTCGCAGACCCATTGCCACTAAAATACTGGCTGGTGGGCATTGTGAGCGTGGTCGCTGGTTTTTGTCCTACATATGCCATTATGCTATATAAGTCCCTGAAGATAAGAATGTGTGGTAAGCGTAACCGCCAGACTCAACTACCGTGCCGCCTGAAGCGGTTTGGCTTCCTAAGTATCTAATAATTACTATGCCGCTACCTCCAGCGCCGCCAGATCCACCAGTGTTTCCTGTGACAGGAGATCCTCCCCCGCCGCCGCCGCCGCCTGTGTTTGCTGTTGCGGCACCACCACTATTTGTTCCTCCGGCACCTGACCCGCCACCACCAGCGCCACCAGAGCCAGATGTGTTGTTACCTGTGTAGTCACCACCGCCACCACCGCCAGCGTAATATCCACCTGAGCCTGTTGATGTTGCTGTAGTAAAGGCAGAGTATGTATTGAGGCCAGCACCACCGTTTGGAGTTGACGAACCCGCAGTACCAACTGCACCAGCACCACCTCCGCCACCGCCGCGATAAATACTGCCAGTAGAGGCCGCGCCGCCGTTGTTTCCTTGACCGCTTGTCCCTGACCCGCCAGCCGCTCCGTTACCAGAGCCGCCGCCGCCGCCAGAGCCACCATCTCGGCCCGTGTGACCGCCTGTGCTTGGGGAGCCACCACCACCGCCGCCTATTGCGGTGCTTCCGTCAAAAACAGAATTATTGCCATCATTACCAACTTGACCGCCGCCGTTGTTTCCTCTGTTCGCTGTTTGTTGTGCGCCGCCAGCACCAACAGTTACTGTATAGCTGTAACCTTCAATAACTTGCTTTGAAGCAACGTAAAGAAGACCCCCTGCGCCGCCGCCACCAGATCCGTTACCATTACCAAAGCCAGACGCACCAGAACCGCCACCAGCTATAATTAATGCGTCAACTGCAAGAATTTTTCCTATAGAAGTAGAGCCTGTCCCTGCTGTTGATGAAACAAACCATCCCTGCGATGATCCTGAATAAACAACACTCACAACACCGCGCTCTTTTCCAAGCGCATAGTTACTAGCAGATCCATTAATATTATTCCCGTTTCTGGCGAGGGTAATAAAATTAGTATCGGCAGTAGCCGCAACATCAAGAACTTGAACAGTATGACCTTCCGAAGGTGACGCAGGAAGCGTTACCGTTACAGCCCCTGATGTAGTGTCAATGGGATACGCCTCTCCCGCAGAAGCGGTAAAAGATGCGCTTTTTAAAGACTGCCACTCTAACGAGTTAACGTTTAGTGCTATTTGATTTCTGCCAATAACACTTAAAGCCATTATGTAATCTCCAGTACAGACACAGTAACGTCAGCGGCAGATGCTTGACTTGCAGTTACACGAAGAATATCTGAGGCGTTCATCACAATCTTCTGATCGCCGCCAACAGCCACCAGTGACGATCCAACAGGCACAATTGCATCTTTTACAATGTGGACATCGTCACCGTCACTATTAATCAATTGAACAGAAACGGTAACTGAAACAGCAAGTATGTTGGCTACGTTGAGGCCAATGATAGTTGTCTCTGTTGAGGCGGGGCAAGTATACACATCAGCATTACTCGTTCCCACTCCCGTATCTGTAAATGTCTTAAACGAGTTTGCCATTTCTTACCCCAATGCAATTGCAAACGCCAATGCGTTTGGATCTTGCTCAGTTAAATTTACCGGAACGTCAGAAGCATCATTAAAAATCATTTTCTCTGAAGGCATGGTGCAAAATATTGTACGGGTTCCTGATGTCCAGTTTATTTTCTCATCACCAATCGTAAGAGCGGTGTTGTCAGACATCGTAACCGCTGTACTCAACACAATACTTGTCTGGCTGTTAACTGTAGCAATAGTCACAACGCCGGAGATTCCAGAGCCTCTGACGCGCTGTCCCACTGTTAGAGTACCTCCTTGCACGTTATCCACTGTAACGGCTGTAGAGGCGCTCACAGCGCCGTTAACGTCTGCTGTAATCTTTGTGCTACTGCTTTCTAAGATTGTAGTCCTAGCCAGTGTTGTTCCAGACAAGGTATATGTGCCAATACCAACCTCAAAGGCCGTACCATCTGAGCAAGCATAATAAGTGGTGTTTCCATCACCTATTTCAGCAAAGCTATCAAAACTACCCACAGCACCAGCAAGAGTATATGTGCCAGTTCCTGTGGTTGCTGTAGTTTCTTTTACACGGTCTTTGATCGTTAGCGCCATTTTGTAGTATAGTACCTTTTTACTTCAACTCGATGCTAAGGTTACTTGCATTGATACGGAAGATATCACCGGAAGCAATTAACTTAGAAGCGTCTAGCTGTCCGACAAACAACATATTAGAACCATCAAACTTTAGTTTTACGTTGTCTGCCAATGTAACTGATGAACTTAACACAATAGCATTCTGAGATGTAACTGTATTAACTGTTACATGACCAGTAATACCAGCACCTGTTACTACATCCCCAACAGCTATTGTTCCTACGTTCCCGTCAAGAGCAACGTTTGCTGATCCGGACACCGGGCCGTTAACATCCGCCGAAGCAAAGTCTTTGTCAGCAACAAAGGCGTGAGTAACTGTGTAGTTGGCAACGCCACTTGATGGAGGAAACTCAATGTTGTTATCGTTAATAACTCTCTGAGCATCAGATATTACATTGTCACCAACAGAATGAGCGGCGGCGGTGGTTGAGGATGCGCCGCGAGTACAGCCTGTCAAAATGCTTGTCCCTGTAAAGGTCAAAGCGGTGTTGTCAGAAATTGTAATTGCTGAACTAAGAACCAAAGCGTTTTGACTTGTAACTGTGGCAACACGAACAGTGCCAGATATTCCTGTTCCTGTGACAACCATACCTACTGTTATAGTTCCTGAGTTTCCATCTACAGCTAAAGATGTAGATGAAGATACAGCGCCATTAGCATCAGCCTTAGCCGTTCCATCTTTACCAGTGTAGGTAATGACCTCTTGATTCACAACAACCGTACCTGATGTTGGAAATGCTTCCGCATCAGCTAAGATTATTGATGTATCAGAGGCACCAATAGCCACCGCCGCTGTAGTCACAGACTGTTTCCAGTTTGCGGCAGTAACTTGCTGTCTAACATAATCAGCATCTTCAGTTACAATATTAACTTCTGTTATGTTGCCGTTTTCAGCATTCGGTACTGCGGTAGCCAAACCAACGTATATACTATTGCCCGGCGTGGCAAAGGAAAGAGAGTCATTCTTGAACAAATAGTCAAGAATCCTTCTTTCCAGATACGAGGTTGCCGCATTCGTTGTAGCCATTATTCACTCCTTATGTGCGTGGACTAGTGGGCAGGCCTTGCCTGTATGCGTCATTGTTTTCTCTTGCTTCTGCGAGATCTTTCAGTCTTGAGATTGCCTCTTGGAAGCGCCCTTCATACATAGAAATAACATCTTGTTCACCCTTCATGTAGATGTACGCCTCTATCAAAGAGCCATACAGAAGGGCGTTAGGAGCATTGCTACTTAGCCATGTATATTCGTTGTTCGCTCCAGCTGTCAGACTTGCTGGCCTGTAGTAATAGTGAAGCTCAACTGTGTAATTTTGATTTGGTGTAGGCCCAAGAATAAAGTTAGCTTGGACATTACCAGCGCCTACTGTGGCAGTCGCATCAAAGAAACCATAATACTCCGGTCTTGCCTGAGTTGATTGGGCGGGGTAGGCTTCTCTAATAAAATTAACATCTTTCTCCAACAGGTAGCCTTCACTGCCAGAGGTTGTCACGAACAAAGAAAAAGGAGCCAAGAAATCACTTGGAGTGGATAGATACTCATTTCCGCTAGTTAGTGTCGATGTAGCGTTTTTACGAAAGTTCTCTAAGTCAACATTGACAAGAATACGATCTTCGGCAGAGCGAATAAACACAGGCAGATTCGTTACGAATCCTGTCTCGTCATTCTCTGTAAAGTCTTGTATGGCCTGTTTTAGCTCTCCGAATGTAAAAGACATTACTCAATCCTTACGATAGCTGTGCCGGATGCCGCTGTTGGAAACTCTACTGTAAATGTTGAATTGCTAGAGCTTTGGTTGGCCCCGAAGTCATAACACGCAACAGCCTTGTTTGATTTACTGCTGTTATAAATTAAAGCGCCTCTTGCTGTAATAGTAGAGTTTGAGAAGGTTACATCGTTAAAATCAACAAATGCAACGCCATTGCTGGTGGTTGGCGCTACTGTTGTTAACGTTGCCCCTCCGGCAGTGTAAGCAGTGCCAGAGACTTCATCGCTTGTAGAATACGCTGTTGTTGCCGAGCCAAGTGTAGCGGTATCGGCATACAGAGCCATCTTAAATGTATCTGTTGTAAAATCGTGTTCAGCTTCAAGAATCTCTTGCTTGAAACTTGTACACATAGTTGTGGTAATTGCCATTTCTTACTCCTAAAGTGTGTTCACCTTGTAACCCATACCGCTATGAACTGTGCAGTAAGTATACAGTGTTGGTGCGCCTACCGCCACCGTGATCTGAGTATAAGCCCCAGACGTTCCCGGTGTGCCTACTGTTGTCACCCCCGTAGTGTATTGCGATCCGCCGCCATGAGTGCCATCGGGCGTGGTTGAAAAGCGAAGAGGGTGGCCTGAATTACTGGCGTCTGATTGATCGTAACGATATGTAGAGCCTTCATTTACGTTTACGCCAGAAGCTCCCGGCAGTGTGCCGCTTTGGTAATACTTGTTACCGCTTCCGGGATTAGCAACAGTAATGGTATAAGTCGCCGCTAAACCTCCTGAAACAGAAGCAATCGGAACTGTGACTGCTCCTTGAGCAGAAACCCCAGTAAGCGGAACTATAATATTTTGAGGAAATGGAATTGTGCCAACTCTGCCTTGACCAGCAACCCCTGTAAGAATAACCCTTACATTGGTAGGAATTGTTGTTCCTGTTGTTTTTAGCTCACCAGCCTTTGCTCTTAGAAAAGGAACTGGAACGGTCTTCAAAGTAGCAGAGTCAAAAGCTGGCAATTTAACAGTTACAGACTCTATTTTTCTCTCAGGACGAGGGTTTAACAATGCTTGAGGGTCATTTATACGCAAGCGGCCCAGAAAGTTTTGAGGATGGTCTTGATCAACCACATCCCTTCCAACCTTCAGGCCAGTCTTGATTCCATTCTGGTATTCATCAACTAGGTCTGTCAGCTTGTATCTGCCGCCAGTCCTGTCGCAAAAACCGAATGCTCTTTTACCCTTCGCATACGACATCTATTACGCCTTGCTATAACCCTTGCCCCGCGTAGCGGCACCGCCACCACGACATGATCCGCCACTCTTTGCCGCTTTTACTGGCCCACCCTTCTTGGCGTAGCCCATTTTATTGCGAACTGGCTTGGGAAGTTTAGCCAATCCTTTTTTCCCTGCTGGCACAGGCTTCATCGACCCACCAGACTTCTTGCTCATAGGAAAACCAATATCCTTTAGCATCTTTTCCATACTTTTGGCGCTGGAACTTGAGCCGCCTTTTGACGACATAATTTTACGCAAAGCCGCGAGCTTCTGCTCTCTTGTAACAGCGCCGCCTTTGTCGTATCCCGTAACTTTCTTTTTCATCTTCCCACCAGACTTCATCGGAGACGCCATATCCTTCACCTTTTCTTTTGCATGTCTATATGTTCCCTGAAGCACCTCACTAAGAGCAGGAACATTTCTAGGATTATTCTTGTTTGCTCTTGAGTCACGACCGCCGGGGTTCATTATCTCATCTATTTGCCCAGTAAGGGTGCTTGTTCTTTTGCTCTTGGCTCTTTGACGCTTAGTTGGTCTTGGCTTAGGTGTGGGAATTTTCCCGCCATCTTTATAACCCATAGATTTCTTTTTCATGTTAACCTCCTAGATAAAACGTGTCGTATGGCACGAACTTCATTGATGATGAGTCTGTATCCTCTCCAGCGGCAAGCTCGAACTGGAACTCATACTCTTGTTTAAGCGGTGTCACACGCGCCGCCACTTCAGGCTTCTTCATCGCAATGTAGTAAGCCAAACCTGATACCAAGCAAGGAACAAACCTTGGCGGCACATCTGCTACAGAACCTATACCAGACGAGATGCCAGAGATGCCACGAAGTCTATGATACGAGAGAGTGTATGTGCCAGAGTCTGGTACAGGCCATAAAGTAAAGCTGACAGACGTTGCTTGGCGATCAATGTAAATCTGGGTAGGTCTTCCCTCAGTATTCTTGACAGATTGTTTTGCATACGTTGAAACGCTAATGCGCTCCACATTTGTATCCACCTGATTTGTACCTGTACCCGTTCTAATTTGATGTTCAATGAGGTCGATAGTGTCAGCAGGCATGGAATAAGTTGCTGTGCCTGCTGTAAGGGATATCGTACCATCGTCAATAGTCCAGAGATTAAGCCCACGATTTTGCCACTCCAATGTCAATAAGTTAAGGCTACGCCTAGCTGTCTTTAGGTCGTAGCCAGTTGTCATTTGAAGCCCTGCACGTTCAAACGCTTCTTCAAAAATTTCTGGTAAGTCTGGTGTTACTACAGCCATTACTTGACCTTCCTATGCGGCTTCACTTTAGCTCGTATCTTTTTAGGCTGTTTGGAGACTTGCTTACCAGCCTTAGTTGCTTTTCTTTTAGCACGGGTGGTGGCCGCGTATTCCTTAGCCGAGAGGGCTTTAATAGCTGATGCCGGAAGATAACGTTCTCCGGTTGCTTTTGATCCTTGGGTGGAGTTTTTACCACTTTTAGTCCTCCACTTTTGCTTGCCCCAAGCCTTTAAACTTCTTTGTGGTTTTTTAAGAGCCATTGATAAGTTTCCATAATACAAATATTACTATAACACTTAGAACTGCTATCCCCAAGATAACCACAATCCAGACAGCTATCTCTTCCCTTTGTTGTCTTATTCTAGCCGCCTCAGCCATTCTTTGCTTTCTAAGATCAGCCTGAACTTTTATAACTTGTTGCCACGAAGAGGGGCCATAATGCATGTTAACAAATGTTCTTAATTCGTGTTCCATCGCCTCTGCTTTTTTCTTGGCGGCGAATGTTTCAAGAGCTTCCTCTTCAATGCTCCCAAATTTTCTTTTCTTTGCCTTTTCGTGGCTGTTCTTAACCGTGTTAATAGCTCCCATCCAGCGTCCTAGATCCGCTGACATGGACTCTACTTCTTTACCTACTTGGAATCCCTTGCGAATAGCCGCATACGCAGTCTGAGCAACGGCTAAAGCTGATAATGGATCCATTCTTGTTCATCACTTTCCTCTCCCGAAAGATAAATTTAATTCTTGTAACCGCCGCCAGCTTTCTTATAAGCCTTCGCCAGCATTTGCGCTTTTCTTGCGCTCCATTGACCGGGGTTCCCGCCCTTGCCGCCCGCCTTGATTCTGTTAAAGATCCGCTTTCTAAGAGACGGCTTAGTATAATTGCCTGACTTATTGACACTAGACTTCGTTTTACCTCCGCTCTTTGCAGTTGACACTGGCTTGCTTCTTCCGAGCTTCATGGCCCTCATAGCCATATCCATTTGCTTCTGATCCGGGCTTTTTTCTGATGTTGCTCTAGGAAACTTAGCCATTTTTATATTGGCACCCTTTTTGGACTGTGCCGCTACAATCTTCTTTTGTTTCGCCATCTGCGCTTTAGCGCCTGTACCAGTAGGGATTGTATTACCCCTAACTGACTGACCAGATGCCCTTACAGACTTTCCTGCGCCAAGAACTTCATCAGAAGTCTTGTAACCAGTATTCCCACCAGATCTATATCTACGCACAGATATCTCCTTGACAACAATCTTGAACCACAGAATTACAAGCTAAACACTGCTCATGACCATGCACAAACACTGTCTTTAACTCCTCACCACACCGATTGCACCGTCTACAATGAACTCTAACCGAAGAAGTCTTTTGGTTTGTTTCGCTTGTTAGTATTTTTCTTGTGCTTACCGGGACGGCGAATCCGTTTCCGCTTGATACATACATTTGTAACCTTCATTAATCTCTCTTGTTACGCTTACCAGCAGTCCTAGTTCTAGGAAATGACCTGTTACTTTTTGTCGAGCTTACCTTTAGGTTCTTAGCTCTGTTGTCCCTAGGATTACCGTTCTTATGAGCGACATCTTTGCCATCGCCCTTCTTAACCTTGCCTAGCTTAATCATCTTTGCTCTTGCGGCATTACGACTGGCTCTGCGTTTTTTCTGCGCGGCAGACCCCTGATAGGTCTGATATTCGCGTCTATAGTTTCTCATTTGTGAACCTTTTGAATTGGAAAGGTCGCCTTTAAACTCGCTCCTTTATGTGGCTTAAAGCCACCAGAAGGATTCTTCATTAACTTGAAGCCTGACTTTGACTTCATCCAATGAAACCCCTTTGGAGCAGTTACAGACTTCTTGTCCATTATCTAATTGTTCCTTTTGTTTTGCCTTTAACAGCGCAACCATCGCCACGGCCTAATTTTCCGCCAGCCTTCATGGGCGTCATTGGCGTGGCGGCGTTAGAGGCCATAGGCGCGGCTGGTGTAGCCGCCATAGGATTAGGTGCGGCTCTCTTGTTTCTTTGAGAGCTTGCCAATGCTCCTGCTATACCGCCAAGGCCTGCGCCACCTAATTTGCTCATGCCCTCCGAGATAGGGCCTTTGCCCTTCATGATGCTATAAGCTGGAGAGAATGTTTCTAAAAACTTCCCCATGCTTGCCTTTTTGACTGGCTTCTTTTTCATCTTATTGCCTTTCAACTGAGAACCTATGCTGGTTCTGTTAATGGTCATCTTACCCATCCAATAAATAAATGAGCTATACTTCCAACTATTCCGCCAACAGCAAGCATAACCCAGAAAGCTCCCTTCCATCTGTTAGCTTGCGCCTTCAGATCAGAAACCTCTTTATGAACGTGCCGAACTTCATCTTGAAGCTGTGTTAATCGCTCTTCGATTCTGGCAACAGTAATTTCTACTTTTTCAGCCATCAGCACTTCCATCTTTTTCTAGCCTGCCTTAAACGACTATTTGGATCTTTAGCCGCTTTAGGAAACTTTTTCATTTGACCAGCAGAACGCGCACAAAAGGACTTACGGCGCTTTGCCGCTTTGCTACCCTTTTTTTACGGTTCCTGTAACTGCTGTCTTTAGCTTGCTACCGGGGTTTGCTTTACGATAAGCGGCAACACCCTTTTTGGTCATTCCCGCGCCCTTTTTTGTAGCGCGGAAGTTCCCAGACTTCACAGAGGTCTTTATTGGCGTTTCTTTTTTCCTAGGCATATTAACCCAACAATAAAGTTAATTTGCTTCCAGAGCCAGTTAAGGCATGAACATAAACACCATTGCTAGCCAAAATACCGTCATCTGGAAGAAAAACATCATTCCAGCCAGCCGCAATAGTGATATCAAGAAGAGTTTCGCCAGTTGCGCTACCGTCTTTGAGAGTAAAGGCTGTCACCGCAGTAGCGTAAACAAGAATGCCTTTGATCCTAGATCTGGACGGCCCCACTAGAGCCGCCGCCGCGCCTTGTGCGTGATTATATGCTTTTACATCAGCCATAACAGCCTCCCATTAAGCGGTTGCTGTTGCGCCTGTGTCTACGCGGATGTAGTTGGTGCCATCAGAAAACACAAGATTTCCAGTACCATTGCCAGCGCCCTCAGCCGCTTTGCGAGCGTCAGAGCAGAAGATGATACGACCTGTTGTGGTTGATGCGGCGGGAAGATCGGCAAATGCTATGCCAGTAGATTGGAAGCCGTTAGTAGAAATAATCGGCCCCGAAAAGGTAGTGTTAGCCATGAGGAACTCCTTGTCTTGGCAAATGTCAGCCACACCATGTGACTGTCAAGGTTCTAAATCATTATAACAAAAGAAAGGGCGACCCGAAAGCCGCCCTCGCAAAAGTTTGTACCATAGTACAATTTACGCGCCCGGTGAGCCGTAAATGCCTAGTGGATCTGAAACGCCAAAGCTGTAACGCTCACGGGCCTTGTAGCGAACATTGCCTGTGTCAAAGTCACCATCCATAGATGTTGCCATTGCTGTACGGACAAAGTGCTTCATGCCGTTTGGAACGTCAGTTGTCAAGAAGAAGGCGTCTGTGTCAGTCAGGTAGTGGTTGACTGAGAAGCCTTCTGGGATCGAACCGTTTGAACGAAGAGCGTTGATGTCGTTATCAGCAGTACCGACACGACCATCAGTCTGAAGCAAACGAGTTGCAACAAACATCAGTGCAGGCGGAACAATTAGCTTCTGTGGGCGAGCCGCGATCAAAAGACCACGCTCATCGACATAAGCCGCAATGTTGATAACTGCATCTTCTAGAGATGTTTCGTTCAAATCAGCCGCAACTGCTGGACGGTTTGCATTGTTGCCGCCTTGTACAGTTGGGTGATTAGCATTAAACAGGGTTACACCATCGCCAGACTGGAAAGTGGTGAAGCCGTTGTTTAATAGAGAAGCGGCTTTGACTTGCTTTGTGTAAGCCATAGCGCGAGCAAGAGCCTTAGTATAACGTGCTGAAAGCGCGTCATATAGGTTATCTTCCATTGCTTCTTCAGTTACAGAGAAACCCATTGCAACCGTTTCATGGTTGTAACGAGCAGTGAAGGATTCCTGTGCATTGTCATAGGAAATCGCTGAACCTTCCGGCTTTACCGGAGCGGCACCGAAACCTGACAGCTTAACTTCTTCCTCGAAGCTACGCTCTGATGTCTCAGTTTCATAGATTTCTGCATGTTCGTTTTCGTACTTGTCGTACTCCAAACCAAACAGTGCGTTTAGACCGGGCAAAAGTTCCTTCAGGAGTTGTGCGCGAGAAATAGCCATTGTTTACACTCCTTATGCCGCGCCAGCCGCTGTTGTCAGCTGGTGGTAGTTGAACTTACAAACCAGAATCGGGAAACCGGAACCTTTTTCGTCACCTTGATCGCCACCTTTGTAATCAATCACTTTGATTGGATCTGTAGCGGTTGTAGCAAGTTCAGAAATGTCCAATGCCACACGACTGATTTTTAGATCAGTGTTAGGGGCTGTCTGGATAAGAGTGCAGTTTTTGCCGTAAATGTCACCTACGTTTGTAGGCGCACCGTCTGCTTGAATTTCAAACAGAACATTCGGGTCATCTACCACATATGCCATTGCGTCAGACGCAACAGTTGATGCGGGCCAAAGCTGAGAAAAAGTCATTTGCTTTGTATTAGGGTCTGTAAACTTACAGCCAATAAACACACCTACTAGGTCTATTGCTGAAGTTCCTACTGCGGACTGCTTTTCGATTGTTGTTGCCGTGCCACCGTCAACAAGTTGCACAATATCGCCCATTGCGATATTAGTTGCATAACCTGATGCGATAGGAAACTGGCGGAATACTTCCAAAGAACCAGTGTCGTGGCGACCAATCGGGCGCAGACCAAAGGGAGCGGCTACTGAAGACATATCATCTCTCCTTCAATTCTAAGCCATTAAATTACAGTAAGCGCCCCTAAAAGAGATCACTTACCAAACGAAGTTTTTGTAGACCGTTCTGGATTTAGAAGCGGCATACGAGGATCCGATTGACGTAGATAGTTGTTATCTACAGAATCCATTTGATTTGCGTTCATGCCATCGTGCGCTTCGCGCCGTGACTCAACGTATTCGGTTGAGTTTTCGCAAAGTAGCAAACCCCCAACCTCAACATTCCCCTCAAAACGAGAGTCAATGTCTGACATAACTTTTAATTCAGGATGATCCTCTGACTTAACAGGTGTCCAGCCCTCACGAAACTTGGAAGATACATTCGTATTGTCTGCATTACCAAGGGTTGATGTGCGGATCCAGCGGTACTCAGTACCATCTTTAGGATCGGGTGTGGGCAACATAGACTGCCGAGTCCAAGTTTTTTTGCGCTCCGTGGTTTCACGGGTTTTAGACTGACGGTTTGATCTATCTGGCATTGGATTGCTCCTTCATAAGTTGCGCCGCATATTGCTCTGGGGTTAGGCCCAATCGCTTGGCGAGAGCGACAGCCGTTGAGGTCAGTTGCACCTTGCGTGGTTTTTTTGCACTCCTAGTAGCGGGGGCAACCACGGAACCAGTTTGACGTACAGGTGCTTCCTCAACTTCTTGCACATCAAACTTGTCTGGAAAGCGCTGACGCATAGACTCGTCAATCGCCTTATAATAATCGTCAGATTGGGTCTGAGGGTTCAGTCCTTGCTTGACTAATTTTTCATGTACGCCAAATGCGTATCCTGTCATTTCAGAATCATCACCGAACCAAGGGTTCTCATCAGCCCATGCTTTTGTTTTTGCATCAGGCTCCCTTACTTGAGGCGCTTCTTCTGCTTTTGTCTCCATGACAGGAGCTTTTTCCGGAGCTTGGCGCTTTGGAACTTTATAGCTTTCAACCTTGTTCTTCTCCAGATTAAGGTTGGTTAGCTTTTCTTGAGCCGCTATGATCGCGTCAGGATCACCAGTCTCATAAGCCTCTTTATAGTCTCGCTTCGCCTGCTCCATCTGAGCTTCAACGCGAGTTTTGGCTTGATTAACCAGCATACCCTCACCCTCTTCAAGGGTTTTGCGTAGCTTTTCATTTTCTTCCTGAAGGGTCTTGGCGTAATTCACTGCCTCGTCTTGTAGACGAACAGCTTCTTTTTTGCGCCTTTCTTCCTCATGATACTCAAACCGCAACTGTTTAATGCGCTTTTGCACACCTTCACTATAGTTAGCGACTTCATCATCGTCAGGAATTTGAGGCTCTGTGCCTTCAGGTCTGCGAGGCTTTTCCTGCTCAGGAACGTCCTCAATAATATCTATTTCAAGTTCAGAAGTTTCTTCTAATTCAACTTCTTCTTTTAGCGCTTGGTTATTCATGCTCTTGCATACCCCCTAGGATCTTCGACAACTGCTTCAACAGTGTCATCGTTAATCAGACGAAATTCCTGCTTCTCCACCTTAAATCGGGTTCCCGAATAAGATCGAAAGATTACAAAATCGCCTTCTTTGCAGTAAGCCCCTGAAGGAAACTTATCAGAGTCTCCATAAGCATCTGGGCCTGCTTTAACGACAAAGCCAATAACGGAAGCTGTTTGCTCTGCGCTCTTTAGAGCGTCTGGCATATAGATGCCGCCATCAGTCTTTTCTTTTACATCAAGTGGTTTAATCAAGAGCTTGTAACCAGTAGGTTCTGGTATTTTAGTTGCGACCTGTTGATCGACTTCCTTTTTTGCAGAATACATTTCTGTTCCTTTTGCAGTGATATAAGGCTCACAGTACCTTGCTGGGCTTGTCCCAGTTGTTCTCCACTTACGATAAGATACACTAAGAAAATAGAGTTCGGAAGCCCTACTCCTGTATAAATCGCTCTTCGTAGTCAATTAAGTCTCTTTCTAGCAACGCTAGAGCCTCAACCTTACCGACTAATCTAATGTATTCTTCATGATCAGCGCATCCTCCGCCAGCCATGTGATCGGCTATATCATTCATGTAACCCCTTATTTTATCCTTAAAGGGTTTAAACATGGATTGTTCACTCATCCTCATTTACAGTCATCTCCCGTGCTATATCAAGACCAATTTTGGCCCCTTCTCTTTTATCCTTACGCTCTTCTTTATCAAGCTCAGTTGCCGCTTTCAACCCAAGTCTAGCGCCTTCACGCTTTTCTTCTGACTCAAGACGGGTTTTCTGTAGAGCCATGTTCGCGGCATCTTTAACCTCTTGCTGATCCAGCCTTGCCATATCCATAGCAATCTTATGCTGAAGCTCCTGTTCTTTTATAGCCAGTTCACGCTGTTGCATCTGAACCACAGGATCTTGTTGTTGTTGTTGAGCCTGTTGCTGTTGTTGCTCTGCTTGATTCTTGCCAAGCAACTTCTCTGCGGCGTCTTTTGACATCTTAGAGATTTGTTCTTCTACATCTTCTGGGATTGGCTGATCTTCATCAGGCAACTCTACACCAAGTTGTTTCTCAATTTCACGGCGGTACTGGAATGCAATATGCTCAGTAATGTGAGCCGACATAGCGTTCTGAATAACTGACGCGAAAGGTGACTGACCGACAATCTCTTGTAGCTTTGGATCTTGCATTGCTGACATATGCACAGCTATATGCGCTTCGTGATCCTGATACTTGAAGGCCTTTACTGGCTCTTGTTTTAGAATAGCCATATTTTCTGATACAGGATCTTTCGGCGCTATATCTTCAGGCAACTTAATAATCTCATCAGCATCTTTGATTCCAAGAACCTCTAGCATCTGACGATGTATTTTTCCCATATCGTAAAGCTGTGGTGCCTGTTGTGCTAATTGCATTGCGGCTTGATACTGAACAACTCTTTGAGCCATTGTCGCCGCGTTTGGATCTGACACAGGAATAACATCAATTCTGTCGTCAAAATCTTCCTGACGGTTAAACTCGCTATCCATGTCATAAAGATAATCTTCAGACATATTATCTTTTATAACCTTTGATAATAAGCGAAGTTCGTTTTTCAAAGAAGCGTGAAGCCTTGCCTGAACACCAGACATAACCTTCATGCTACGTTCCATCAACGCGAGCGTAGTTCCGACTGGAGCTTGCGGGTTGAGGTTTCCAACTTGCACATCAGCAACGGAGCCAATCCTTCGCCCCTCTTCCACAATGTTTCCGAGCAATTGATATAATACTGATGATGGCTCCTTGTAAGGAAGGAATGCAATCGAATCCCTAATTGCACCCCCCGGTACGTCCACATCACGGAACTCGCCCGGCATGAGAGGCGAATCGTCCCCTTTAATACGCAATCCGCGAGCTTTAAGACCAGCGGGGAGATTAGAGAGCGTACCCGCATCAATAAGTTGACGAAGAATACTTGTGGCACTTTTAGCAAGACCACCAATAAGATGAATAAGACCCGTTCCATAGAACCCAAGTCCCGGTAAGTAGCGGTAGTGAACAAAGTGGAGTCTTTTACGCTTCTTAATATCGTCCTCATACCAATTTCTCCTAATTGATAAAATTGTAGAGGATGACTTATCTATTGAAATAATGTGTGGCCTAGCAAGCCCGTCACTATCTTCAAACGGCTCTGGAAGATCAATATCAATATGAACTTCAAGAATGGTGTGGCGATCATCGTCCTCTAGTGTGGTTGTTTCGCCTTCAATCTCATCATACTTTTCTTGAATATCAGAATAATCTGGTTCGGGTGCGGGAAGATCAACGTCACGGTAAAAACCATTTACCTGAAGTTCCGCAACTTCATTGGCTGTTCTTTTCATAACGTGAGTGTAACGGGGTGATGTAGCCAGATCTGAACATCCGTAGGATACTACAAAATCTTCAGCAGGAACGAACATGGAAACTGGGCGCTCTAGAAGCGGGTCATAATAAACTTTTTTGAAAGAAGATCCGGCAAGAGGAAGACGGAACAGCATAGACTCCGTTTCATCTCTGTACTCAGTCATCTCTTCCGTTAGAAGATAATTCATTTCATCTTCTATGCGTTTTGCCTGATCAATCTTCTCTTTCTTCTTCTCCCCAAGAACCTTAGTCCTGACAGGCCCAGACGCAGGAAACAACTCCCCCATTGCTTGTGCTTGGAATCTTACAACAGCCTCAGTCATAACTGGATGGAACACGCCTGCGGCACCCTGCCAAGGTTGTGTTCTTTCTTCTATTTTCATTCCCATAAGATCAAGTCCTTTGACATAGGCGCTAGCCCAGTCAGATCTTGAGTTACGGTCTGTATTAAAATCGTGGATAATCTCCGAGGCCATAGACATCAATTCGTCTTCTTCGATGTACTCTGCTAGATTATCATCATGCGCTGGCCCCACGATATCTTCTACGATATCACCAGTAAAGTCGATGATCATGCCACCTTCTTCATCCTGAATAGAAACGGCATCTGGGTTAACTATTTCGACCTGAACTTGGCCTACGTCATCATCAGCCTCTAGCGGAGACGGTTCAATTTGTTTTTCTACAGCCATAATAAAATACCTTAAAAGTTGCCCTTTTGCATGATAACAGCATATTGCCCATGATGGCAGTGGCTGAGATCATTTCCCAGCTTCCACCCCATCTGCTTGTAATGCTCTACTTCAGAGTGAATAACATACCTAACTACCACGCTAGTAGTATTCTGCTTTTGCTCTTCTGTAGAGTTGTGGTTCATCATCCCAGTCGTCCATCGCACTTCGTATCCACCCCCCTTGTCGAAAGCGGAGTAGTGCTTGTGTTGTAGAGTCAACGAGATCGTCATTTTCTCCAGCGGGAAATGCCGCGCACTCTTCAACAACTTCCTCAGCCCATCTGGTTGGTGGACACCAAACGACCCCAGATGCGAATAAGTCTGTGACTGCGTTAACTCTGGCAATTTTGTCCTGTCCCCTAGACGGCGTAAACTCTGTTACGGGTATTCCCATAGCCCTAAGCTCGAAAATCAAGGGGGAACCAGCGGCTTTCGCTTCAACAATCATCTGATCTGGCTCAAATTCCCAATATTTTTCGTATGCGGCCCTTTTTAGCTCTGGAAACTCCAATTTTTCCTTGTATGCATCCAAGAGTATCAGATTAGGCACTGTTTCGCCAGTTTCATTTGGGTAATTGAAGATTCCCCAAGTGGTGCAAGCGCTATAATCTGCTCTTTGCGTCTTCAAAAACGCCGTATCCCAACTTTGAATGATGGCTTCGCAGGCTGGCGGGCTACTATTCTCCCATTCTTTCCACCATTCGCGCTTAATTAGCGCACCTTCCTCTGAAGTTGGGTCTTGTTGGTACTGAGCAGACCATTTTGATATGGGAAGTTCGGCTTTTAGTGACTCCAACTGCTCTAAGGGCCAGAATTGGGGCCACAAAGGATCCCCAGACGGCATAATTGCTGGTAGTTCTATAACTTCCCACTCATCTACGCCCTCTCTTTGGGTGGATGATTTGACTATCTGGCCCGTCAAGTCTCTGACACTCCAGCGAGTCATCACAATTATTATGGCTCCGCCCGGCTGGAGTCTCTGTCGCGGCCCAGATGTGTACCATTCGTATACTTTGTCGTAGACTTCTGGGGAGTAAGCCCCCAATGCCGCCTCTTGTTCCGAATGGGGATCGTCAATAATGAGTACATCAGCACCTTTACCAGTAACGGCACCGCCCACACCAATAGCAAAGTAATCACCTCTTTTGTTTGTGTTCCATCTACCAGCCGCTTTAGAGTCGGAAGATAGGTTTATGCCCGGAAACACTTTTTGGAAGTCTTCCTGATCGATGAGGTTACGCACCTTACGACCAAACCCGACTGCCAGTTCAGCAGTGTGTGCCGTCTGGATTATTTTCTTTTCCGGATTTTGCCCAAAAACCAAGCTGGAATAGATATGATGCAAACTCAGACTTTGTATGTCTAGGTGGCATGTTAATGATCAGACGCTTTAGTTCGCCCTTTGCCACACGCTCAAATGCGTCAGCCATTATTGAGTGGTGTCTCCCGGTATAAAGGCAGGCCACATTTTTCTTACGAATGTTAAAAAGTCTATTCTGGAGTTCTCTACGTTCTCCGCTTCTTCAAGCTCCGCAAAAAGTGCTAAAAGCTCTTCTTGTTGCTTCGGTGGCAGTTTAGATATCTTGGATTTTACAGAATCAATTGCTGACATCAATCATCGCTTATGCATCTGTCAATCAGAACAGTCTTGGCAAGCTCCATCAAGAACAACATATCCGGTGCCTTACCATGAGAGGTGCCAAGAAAAAGATTTCCATCTTTAGTCCAGCCAATAACCATAGCTTCGGTCATCTCCACTTCCTCCATGATTGCTTCTAGCATATCATTAGGCTCTAAGTCCAGATCGTTCAGCTTCTCCTTGCCGGGGAACTGTATTATGTTGTTTGACATTTTTTCTCCTGTCCCCAAAAAGATGACGAAAGGGGGAGCGTGGAGAAATCGCTCAACCCCTCTCGGAGCCATCGGGAGACTAATGGCTCAGGGCTAGTGTATAGCATCAATGCCTCTCTAACTAGTATAGTAGTATATATATATATAACTAGTTAGAAGAACTAGTAGGGAAATATTCCTATGGGGGTAGGATTCCTAGCCTCTATTCTTTGAAGATTTGTAGTATGATACAATATTCGCCCTACAGCAGAAAATCACTATGGGGGGGGGCTATGAAAATTATTTGGCATATATTACTGACTGTATGCATGAACGGAGAATGCCGCACACAAGATGTGCAGTGGTTCGATACCGAGAAAGAATGCGTTAACATGCTAGTGCAGTATCAAAACATACCTCAAGACGGGAACTGGCAAACAGTTGACTATATCTGCAAACCACTAAATGCTAGTGCTGTGTAGGGCTACTTAGCACTTCCCATAGCTCCCAAAGCGCTACTTTCCGATCAAACACTATTAAAGATAGCATTCCTGCCTCTTCAGGCGTCAGTGAGGGCCATTCCTCCACTTCAGGTAGTGTCATCACACATTTGATGCAAAAGTCCTCTGACGAGCTTCTACGGCAGTTTTTATCAGTGCATGGGCCTGAAAAGATTTCTGGGGGATATTCGGTTGAGTGGAACATCATGTAGTCAGCGTGTGTATGTGGGTCATGCATATAGGGGGGTCGGGGGTGGGTGGGGTGTCTCCCCCTCGTGTATCACGTTAGCCGCGCCCCATAAGCCACTGTTATGACAGTTTTTAGCCATGTGACGATCAGCCGCCCATCATTGCCGCCAGTCTGCGTTCTAACTCTGCCCTGACCTCTGAGGCTTGGCGAGTGTCCCGATTATCCTCAATAACCTGCTTATCCTCGAATGCCCCACACGTTCTGCCCAGTGCAGTGAGGGCTTGCACCCTTGCCCCATCAGACTGTGCTGACATGGCCTCATTCTTTAACTGCTCCACCACAAACATTCTGAGACGGTCATCGTCTGTCTGCTTTCGTG